ATGCCCAACTCCAAGGGACGCAAGCGGCGGTTCGGCGCAGTCCGGCAACTCCCCTCCGGCCGCTGGCAGATCCGCTACCCCGACCCGCAGACCAAGCAACTGCGCAACGGGGAGCGCACCTACCCGAGCAAGACCGATGCCGAGGCCGCGTTGTCGGTCATCGAGGCGGACATCCTGCGCGGGCAGTGGACAGACCCGGAGGCCGGGAAGGTCACGTTGGCGGAGTTCGCTGGGCCGTGGCTCAAGGAACGGAACCTGGCTGCCAGTAGCCGGGACCGCAACGAGGTGGCCATTCGGCTGCATCTGGTGCCGAAGCTGGGGGACCTGGCGCTCAATCAGATCAGTACGCCTCGGGTTCGACGTTGGCGGGCCGAGCTGCTGGACTCCGGGGTCGGTGAGCCGACGGTCGTGCGGGCGTACCAGGTGCTGCGCGCGATCATGAACACCGCTGTCGACGACGGGTTGATTCAGCGCAACCCCTGTCGGATCAAGGGCGCGGGGGTGACCAAGACGCCGGAGCGGCCGACGCTCACCGTCGCTGAGGTCTTCAAGGTGGCGGATGCCATCGAAGCGCGGTACCGCACGCTGGTGCTCCTGGCGGCGTTCGCCAGTCTGAGGTTCGGGGAGCTGGCGGCGCTGGAGCGGCGGGATATCGACCTGGGGCGGCGGGTCGTCCGGGTGCAGCGGGCGCAGGTGGAGACGAAGTCGGCGGGGCTGGTGGTGAAGGCTCCCAAGACGGAGGCCGGCGTCCGGTCGGTGGCCTTTCCGGCGTCGATCGTTCCGGCGCTGGAACAGCACCTCGGCACCTTCTCCCAGAAGGGGCGTACCGGGCTGGTCTTCGTGGGGCCGCGGGGAGGGAGCCTGCGGCGGAGCAACTTCCGGGACACCTGGTTGGCGGCGCTCAAGACGGCCGGGCTGGAGAGCGTCCACTTTCATGACCTCCGGCACACCGGGAACACCCTCGCTGCGAACAGCGGGGCGAGTACGCGGGAGCTGATGCAGCGGATGGGGCACGCGTCAGTGCGGGCCGCGCTGATCTATCAGCACATGACCGGGGGACGGGACCAGATCATCGCGGAGCAGGTGGACGGGATGATCAAGGACGCGCAGAAGGAGGAGCGGAAGAGGAAGCGGAAGGCCGGGAAGGCGGGTAGGAAGCGGAAGATCGACGGGGGATCTGGCACGTAAGTGGCACGGAGGCTCCGGCAAGATCGTTCGGCCGGGGGAGTGATCAAGGCCCAGTCTCGGCGGGTATCCTCGCTGAGCTGGGCCTTCGTCATGTTCTGGATCTTGGATCCGTGGGGTGGGCGCAGACGGTTTCGAACCGCCGACCCCTGCTTTGTAAGGCACGTGGGCATAGTGATCATGGGTCTGATGAGGTCCGATGTGGACCGATGTGGGGTACGTTCGAGCCTGCTCAGGGCCAGTGCCAGGTTCCGAGACTGCGATGTGATCCGATGCGAGCGGATGTGGGCTCGTGGATTTGTTGTGGACTCACGGTGGACTGCGGCCTGCTCAGTTCGAACTGCTCACCATGCGAAGCCGCGGGGCGCCCGGGTCGAGGACCCGCCTCACGATCTCAACGGCCTCCGCCGGCGCGTGCTGGTAGATCCACGTCACCTTCGCGCCGCGCTCGTGCCCCAGGATGATCTGGGCCGTGGTCTCTGGCACGCCCTCATCGTGCAGCCGCGAAGCGAAGGTGTGCCGGATGTCGTGCACGTGCGGCCACCACTCCATCCGCCCCGTCTGCGGGTTCTTCACCGACCGTGCGATCCCCGCCTCCTGGATGGCCGAGACCCACAACCGTCGGAAGTTATGCCGACTCAGCACGCCGCCGAGTGGACCACGGAAGATCAGTTCCTCCTCATGCATGCCGTCCTGCGGAGCCGTGCGCGTCTCGGCCGGCCGCCGCAGCCGCATCGCTTCGCGCATCGCGTCCGCTGCCTTCCCCGTCAAGGGCACCGTGCGGAACCCGGCGGAGCTCTTCGGCTGTTCCTTGCGCTGCAGGCCGTGCTCGGTGGTCTCGACGATGACCTCCCGCACCTGGATCGTGCCGAGATCGAAGTCGACGTTCTGCAGTCGGAGGTCGGTGAGCTCGCCCCAGCGCAGGCCGCTCTCCTCCGCTGTGATCAGCAGCGGGTGGTAGTGCACTGGGAGGTGCTCCCGCACGAGCGCCAGCTGCTGATAGGTCGGAGGCCGCAGGTCGTCCGGGTGCTTCGGCTTCTTCCGTGGCAGCTTGATCCCATCGCAGGGATTGAAGGGGATCCTCCGGTCTCGCAGTGCGACGGCCAGCAGCCGGTCCAGCAGCTGGAAGGCCTTGATGACTGCCGTGCGCCCGGTCGCGTTGCCCATGCGAGTGACCCAGGCGTCGACGTCCATGTGGGAGATGTCGAGCAGCTTCCAGGCGCCGAAGGCCGGCTCGACGTGCACGGTCCAGGACGACACGTCCCGCTCGATGGTTGTCTGCTCGCCACGGCGGCCGCCGATGTAGTCGGAGTACAGGGTCGCCAGGGTGATCCCGGAGCGGCCCGGGTCGATGTAGGTGCCGGTCCGCACGTCGGAGCGCACCGAGTCGAGGAACGCCTCAGCCTGCTTCTTCGTGCGGAACGTCTTCGCACGCTGCTTCCCGCCTGGGTCCCGGTACCGGGCCTGCCAAGAACCCGTGCAGTCCTTTCGGGTGGGCTTCTCGCCGGGGCGAAAAGCCGCGACGCACAGCTTGCAGCTGCAGGACTTCGACCTGATCTGACGCGGATTGTTCCGCGCTTTACGAGGCATTCCTCGTCCTTTCCCCCTGCGCTTTCCCGCGCTGTTCCGGGATGAACGCCCGAGCTGGGTCTCCGCGGGGAGCGGGGATCTCGACGGGGTCGCCGCACCAACAGGTCGGCTCCGTCTGCCCGGCCGGCGCCCCGAGGAAGACCAGCAGAAGCCGGACGTGGGCACGCGCACGCTCTGCGCTGAGCCGGTCAGAGACCTTGATCGAGACGTTGGGGCGGTCGTACACCGGTGCGGCCGGATCGATGTCCGCAGTGCGGACCGTGACGCACATAGCTCCCCCTGTGCGAGACGGGTGGGTAGAGGCCGCAGGTGGAGGGTCAGCGGTAAGAATCGACCGTATACCCTCTTACCTATGTGCGTGTAGAGGTTCCGGATGACCAGATGTGCACTGCACTCATCTAGAAATGGTTGTGCTACCCGAGCATGATTTTTTAAATTGTGACGGGTGTGACTACTGAGACGCTTCCTTGTCGCTGCGCATTGCCTCCATGGTCGCGAGGACCACACGGCGCTCCTTGGTGTCCAGCTCGCGCAGCATGTGCAGGAAGTGGCTCTCCTCGTCCGGGGAGAGCGGTCCCGGCACCCGGCGGCCAGCGGCCTCGAAGACCTCGGCCGCTGGGAGCCCCAGGCCCTTGGCGAGCTTCCGCAGTTTCTCGGGGGCGGGTCCACGGCTCCCGGTCCCTCGCACGCGCGTGGCCCAGGAGTGCACAGTCGAGGTAGGTAGCCCGCTGCGACGGGCGATCGTCGTGAACCCCCAGCCCTTCTCGTCCTTGACGCGCTGGATCAGCGCCGCGAGGCCGTCCACATCCTCTTCCACGTGCGCCAGCATGGGCCAGCGTCCACATTCGGAGCAAGCTGGTAGGCGCACGTTGGCCGGTTGTCGCATCCACATTCGTGACACGGCCGATCATGCTCTGACCTGCATGATCAGCAACTGACCTGCAAGTACAGCAGATTTGTCGACATCACATCGCTTGACATCCATCCAAATCTGGATGTGGAATGTGGAAACACGGCATGGGACCGAACGGCTCCACATCCACATTCCACGAACGATCCCGGCTGCCGCGCACCCCGAGGAGACGCGCATGATCAAGCTGGACGGCGGTCAGCCGCTGAGAGAAGCACTGGCCGAGTCCAAGTTGAGCATCGCGGAGCTCGCTCAACGCACCCGCGAACTCGACCCCGAGCACCGCGGAGTCACCAAGTCGACAATCGGCCACCTCGTGTCTACGGGAACCTCCGAACGCCCCGGGTGCCGCCGGCGCGCCGCAGGCCTCATCGCGGCCGCCGTCGACCGGCCGGTCGACGCCCTATTCCGCTGATCCATCCCGCTTCGTGCGGGCGCTCGCACGCCATTGGTTTCCACATTCGCTGGAAAATCATCCACTTCCGAGGGAAGAGATGAACGACAGCATCAAGCCCCCCTGGATCCTCGTCACCCGACCTGAGCTGCTCGCGGCACTGCGCGTCAGCGAGTACTGGCTCCGCACCCGCGAGGAGGACGACCCGGAATGGCGCTCGACCGTCGAGGTCGACATCGCCAACCCGGGTTCCAGTCGGCAGAACCTCCGCTACGAGCTCAACGCGGTCGCCCGGCACCTCGGCATCCCGGTGCCCGAGGTCCCCATCGCCGAGGCCGCCTGACAGACCGCGCAGAAGGGCCGCCCGCTGCTACCCGGACGGCCCGTGCGATCAACCCAACCATCCATCTCTGACAGACATGGAAGGGGACCGCGTGTCCCGATCATTTCAGACCCAGACTGCCGGGCGCGAGCCCGTGACGGTGCCGTACCAGATGCTGATCGATGCGGCGCACACCGAGGCGTTGCTGATGGCCGCGCTGGTGCGGGACCAGCATCAGCCCTCGTCGGGCCGTGTGCTGGCCGACGGGCGGATGCGGTGCACGTGCGGCGGGAGGTACAGCGTCCTGACTGCCCACCACGCCGAGGTGCTGTCCGGGGCAGCTGCCCCGGAGTACGACGCCTTCGCCGCATCGCACGACCCGGACCCGCAGTGCTGGACCCCGGCCGAGCGCGGCGAGTACGCCGGCCTCGACCACGGCACCGCCGCGGCGCCGGCCGGGATCGGCGGTGCACGGTGAGTGAGCCGATGTCCGCCGAGCGGCTGGAAGAGATCCGCTCCGCCCAGCTCGGCAACTGGTACTCCGAGCCCTGGCACGAGGACTACGTCGTCGCCTCCGGCGACGAGCCCGCCTACAACCGCGTCGTCTGCGGAAACACGACCCTGGCCACCCTGCCGGACTTCGCCGGGCCGATCGCCCTATGGATCTGCGACGCCCACCAGGCCGTGCCGCAGCTGCTGGCCGAGGTCGAGCGCCTGACTGCGCTGCTGGAGCAGTCCGGGGCGCTCCCGGTCGTTGAGGAGCTGGAGGGCTGCTGGCGGGTCCGCTGGTCCGCGTCGCTCCCTGAGCCGCGCGGCCGGTTCTTCCGGACCCGGGCCGCCGCGGACGAGTGGATGGCCAAGCTCAAGGCGGGTGAGGTCCGATGACCACGCCCTTCGCGCTGGTCCTGCTCGCGGTCTATGTCGGCGCCTACGGCATGGCGTTCGCCGCATGGGAGCTGGTGGCCGCTGCGGTCCGTATCGCCCGCAGGCGAGGTGAGCAGTGACCGCCAACCCGCTGTTCGTCATCGCCGGGGCTATCGCTGCGCTTGGCCTGTTCCTCGGCGCGCGCCTGGCCGCCAGGCACGCCGCCGCCCGGGCCGGCGCCCGCCGCGCCTACGCCGCCGCGCAGGTCCGCGAGGCCGCCGGCACCCGCCGCATCTACCGCCGTCCGCGAGGAGGACGACTGTGAGCGCGATCAAGAAGGCCGTTGGGGTGGTGGCGGACGCCGTCCGCACGGCTCGCGGCGAGCAGACCGAGATCCACGTCGGCACCGCGCGGTCCGTCCGGACCGTCACCAGCCGCCGCGCCCCGGTGCCGGCGCCCACCGACGACGGCCCGGAGGAGCAGCGATGACGACGAATCACGCCGCGCACGCCGAGCGGCTGGCCGCCCGCGCGCAGCACTTCAGCTACGGCGACGGAGCCGACCCGGCAACCGGCACTGCGCTCGCTGCCGAGGGCCTGATCCACGCCGTGCTGCACCTCGCCGAGCAGCTCGCGCCGAAGACGCTGGATGAGCCTGTCGCCGCGCCGCAGCGGGACGCGACCGCCTACCGGGCAGAGTGCTGCGGCGTTCCCCTCGGTACGTACTGGTGCATCGGCGACGCCCAGGCGCACTGCGAGACCCAGTACCGGGACGCCTTGCCCGCGCCCGGCGACGGGCCTCTGCACTGGTACCCGAACGACGACCGCGACGACAGCGAAGATCCGGCTGCCCCGCTCCGCCTCTACCAGCCCTTCGTAGACGCGGACGGCGAGAACCCCACCGAATACACGGTCACGCCGATCGTCGTCTGGGCCGACTTCGACCCGGCGCGGGAGGGCTGAGCGATGGCCACGATCCGCCTGACGAAGACCGGCCGCGACTACCTGCAGCGCTTCGCCGAGGCCACCGTCCACGTCTACCGCGACCCGGCTAAGCCCGGTTCCGGGGTGTCCCGTCCGGCCCTGGACCGGCTGCTCCGCGACGGCCTGGTCCGTCTCGGCGACCACGCGCCGCTCAAGGGCCGCCCGATCGAGCTGACTGACCTCGGCCGGGCCGTCCTGGCCGGCGGGAAGGAACTGAACGCATGAGCATCACCGACCGCATCGCGGCCATGGGCGACCACAAGTCGCGTCGCGAGCTGCAGGTCGAGATCACCGACCTGCGCGAGAGTCTCGACATCGTCGGCCGCGAGCGCACGGCCCAGGCGCTGCGCGCCAGCGACCTGGAGAACCGGCTCCGCGCCGCCAACCACTTCATCCAGCACCAGCTCCCCGCCGAGGTTGCCAACCCGTGGCGGCGGATCTGCGAGGCCCGGCGGTACGCCGATGCCGAGCACCGGGAAGCCGACGCGCTCCGGCAGGAGAACAAGGCCATCCGGCGTGAGGCCCACGGCCGCCGCGAGGAGAACCTCGCGTTGCGCGCCCAGGTCGCCGACCTCGAGCGGGCCCTCGCCGGCCGCCAGCCCATCGCCATCGGCCCCGGCGACCGCGCGGCCACCGACCGGCACGCCCAGCCATCCCCGGACCTCGTGGACACCCAGCCGATGGTCGTGTCGCTCGGCTCCGCCGCATGGTTCGCCGGCGCGCGGCGCGCCGCGGCCGAGAAGGCGGGCGCCGCGTGATCCGACTTGTTGCTGCCGCGCGCCTGCGCGACCTCGAGGAGCGAGCCGCTCAGTTGGGGCCGCTCCAGGCGGAACGTGAGATGCAGGAGTTGGCTGTCGAGGACCTGCGGGTGCGCGCGGCCAGCCTTGCTGCGGACTGTGACCGGCTCGCTCGGCAACTCGCCGCCTCGCAGTGCGCCCAGACCATCCGGCGCCTGGAGGCCCGGCTCGCTCACCTCCAGTCAGCCAACGAGGCGCTGAGTCGCGAGGCCTACGAGCGGACCCACGGCCCGGCCGAATCGGGGGCGGTCCCGTGACGCACTGGACTGACCAGGCCGCCTGCCAGGGAACCGAGGAACGGCTGTGGTTCCCGGAGTCGGGCGACGGCGACGGTCAGCTGCAGCGGGCCCGCCGTTACTGCGCCATCTGCCCGGTCTGGGAGCCCTGCCTCGATGCCGAGCTTGCGCGGCCGGGCCCGCAGTACGGCATCCGCGCCGGCCTCACCGCACGGATGCGCGAGGCCATCCGGGACGGCGAGAAGCCCAGGCCCACCGAACCGCCCCCGTACACGCCCCAGCCCGCCAAGCAGCCGAGACGAAGGAACAAGGAGATCTCGATGGAGGAGCCCACGCCGATTCGGCCAGCCGCGCCGGAGCCCGCTACCGAGTCCACCGCCGAGGAGCTCATCGCGTGGGGCGCCGGCTGCGCCACCCAGCGGGTGCGGACCCTCGCTGAGCGCGCCCGTATCGCCCTGGCCGAGCTGCGCGCCGCCCGCACCCAGGAGGCCCAGGTCGCGGCAGCCAAGGCCGAGGTGGAGAAGGCCCGCGCCCGGCTGGCCGCGGCGGAGCAGAAGCTGCGCGCGGCCCGCGGCACCGCGACTGGGGCCCAGCGGCCGAGCACCGATGGCCGCAGCCGGGACGAGCTGCGCGCGATCCGCGACTGGGCCCGGTCCCAGGGCTACGAGGTGGCTGCCCGCGGCCAGGTCGCCCACGAGATCCAAGAGGCCTACGACCGCGCCCACGCCGCCTGAGCCACCTGACCGGCGCGCGGCCCCGAGACCCCCGCGGGGCGGCGTGCCTCCCCGCCCGGCCGGCCCGCTACCTCCCCTCGGCGGGTCGGCCGGGCCCCGACAGAACGGATCACGATGGACATGGACCTCGTCTTCGGCGACACCGAGACCACCGGGCTCGACCCCCTGCTGCATGAGGTGTGGGAGGTCGCCCTCATCCACCGCCGGGACGGCCGAGACGTCGAGCGGGTCTGGCACCTGGAGCCGGACCTGACCCACGCCGACCCCGAAGCGCTCAAGCTCAACCGGTTCTACGAGCGCACCGGCGCGCCCGGCTGGCGGTGGGATGACCCGCAGGAGGCCGCGCGGGAGATCTTCGCGGTGCTCAACTCCAGCGTCCTGATCGGCTCGAACCCAGCGTTCGACGCGGACCACCTGAGTGGGTTGTTCGCCCGACACTACGCGGTCGGTCGGCCCTGGCACTACCGAACCGTCGACGTCGCCACGTTGGCCGCCGGATACCGGTACGGGCTCGGCGCCCAGCTCGCCGGCGTCCCGCGGCGCGTCGTGCTCGGCGCCGGCCAGGACGCCGCGGCGCTCGCCCTCGAGGACGCCCCGGGCGCACACCTGACGGTGCACGGCGCGACGCCGTGGCCGTGGCGTTCCTACGAGCTGTCGGAGGCCTGCGGCGTGGACCGCCCTGCCCCGGACGTCGCGCACACCGCCCTGGGTGATGCCCGTTGGGCGCGGGACCTGTGGGACCGCCTCATCGCCCCGGCGCCACCGGCGACCCCCTGATCCCGGGGCGGCGCCCGGTGACACGGCCCGGGCGCCGCCCCGCTGTAACCCCAGCACGACTGTGAGGAGATCGAGTTGAGCAGCTACACCTTCGCTCCCGCGACGCGGGAGCAGGCCAGGGCGCGGATCGCCCTGGAGGGCCCGGAGGGGTCCGGGAAGACGTACACCGCGATGGTGCTGGCGACCGTGCTGGGCGCCGGCGCCCGGTTCGCTGTCATCGACACCGAGCGCGGCTCCGCCTCGAAGTACGCCCGCGGCAAGTCCGGGACCGGCTTCGACTTCGACGTGGCGCCGCTGCACTCCTTCGACCCACGGGAGCTGCCGAAGGTGCTGGCCTCGGCCGCCCAGGCCGGCTACCCGGTGGTCGTGGTGGACAGCCTGTCGCACTTTTGGATGGGCAAGGGCGGCATGCTGGAGCTGGTCGACGCGGTCGGCAAGCGCCAGGGGAGCGGCGGCGGGTTCGGCGGGTGGAAGGAGGCCCGGCCGTGGGAGCGCGACATGATCGACGCGCTGCTGGCCTTCCCGGGGCACGTCATCGTCACGATGCGGACGAAGACGGAGTGGCTGATCGACGACTCCGGCCCGAAGAAGAAGATCACGAAGGTGGGGACGAAGGCCGAGCAGCGCGAAGGCATCGGCTACGAGTTCGACATCATCGGCGACTTGGACCAGGAGAACACCCTGGTCATCTCCAAGTCCCGGTGTCCGGCGCTGCAGGGGCAGGTCATCAACCGGCCCGGCCCGGACGTCGCCGTGTCCATCCTGGAGTGGCTCAACGACGGTGACGCCGCCCCGGACCTGAAGGACCTGGTCGAGCAGGCCACCGCGCTGACCACCTTCGTCGAGGCGCGGGCGCTGCGCGATGACGTCGAGCGGCGCGGCCTGCTCGGCGGCGCGCACATGCACCCCGCCACCGGGCAGCCGACCACGCTCGGTGCGTACATCCTGGAGCGCGGCCACCAGCTGCGCGCCGCCGAGGCCCAGCAGCCCGCGGCCGCCGCGCCGGTCGAGGACCGCCCGGCGCAGGCACCCGCGGCCGCCGAGGAGCCGTCCGCCGCCGCGGAGGAGCCGCCGACCGCGTCGCCCGCGGAGCGGGGCGGGCAGCCCTCCGGCCCGCGGCCCGCGACCGCCCCGCAGATGCGCAAGATGGGCGCCCTGTTCCGGGAGCTGAAGCTCACCGACCGGGCCGAGGCCCTGGAGTACACCGCCGGCGTCATCGGCCGGCAGGTCGCCTCCCGCAACGAGCTGACGCGGGAGGAGGCCGGGCGGCTGATCGACCACATGGAGAAGTCCGCGGCCTCGGAGAGCGCCTCCGTCTGACCCCCGGTGGTCGGGCCGCCCGCGCCCAAATCGCGGGCGCCCCGACCACCCCATCATTCCCGACCACCCCCAGAAAGGAGGAGATCATGCCCGACCCGACCGGAGAGCAGGCGGAGGCGATCGCGGCCTATGGCGACGGCACCGACCTGGTGCTGCAGGCCGGCGCCGGATGCGGCAAGTCCAGCACCCTGCGCATGATCGCGGGCAGCGACCGCAGGCGCCGCATGCTCTACGTCGCCTACAACCGCTCCATCGCCGCGGACGCCGCCAAGTCGTTCCCGGCGAACGTGACCGCGAAGACCGGCCACGGCCTGGCCTTCGATCCGAAGTTCCTGCCCAGGATCCAGCGCCCGCGCCAGACCGCCTTGGACGCGGCGAAGGCGCTCGGTGTGGACCGGATGCTCGGCGGAGTCCAGCGGATCCTCACCGACCACGGCGACCTGAAGGCCATGACCAGCAAGGTCGTCATGCGCTGCGCCCTGGACACGGTGGCCTGGTTCTGCCACTCCGCCGACCCGGAGCTGACCTCCCGCCACATCCCCGCCTACGAGGGCCTGAAGCTGCCGGACGCCCGCGCCGAACTGGTCGACATGGTGCTGCCGGTCGCCAAGCTCGCCTGGGCCGACGTGCTCAAGGGCGACGGCGTCCTGAAGCTGTCCCACGACCACTACCTCAAGCTGTGGGCCCTGGGCCGGCCGACGATCGACACCGACGTGATCCTGCTGGATGAGGCCCAGGACACCAACGACGTGCTCTCCCGCGTCCTGCTGGACCAGGAGCACGCGCAGCGCATCGCCGTCGGCGACTCCGCCCAGCAGATCTACGAGTGGCGCGGCGCGAAGGACGCCCTGACGGTCTTCGAGCGCGAGCTCGGCGCTGAGACCCGCACCCTCTCGCAGTCCTTCCGCTTCGGGCAGCCCATCGCCGAGGAGGCCAACCGCTGGCTCTACCTGGTCGGCACCGAACTGCGGCTGACCGGCTGGGAGCAGTGCACCTCCGACGTCGGGCCAGTCACCAGCCCGGACGCGATCCTGTGCCGGACCAACGCCGGGGCGATCGGCATCGTCTTGGAGGCCCTGCGCGCCGGCCGGAAGGTCCACCTGGTCGGCGGCGGCAGCGAGATCAAGCGCCTGGCGTGGGCCGCCCAGTCCCTGCAGGCCGGCCGGGCCACCGACCACCCGGAGCTGCTGGCGTTCCCCTCCTGGGAGGCGGTGCGCGAGTACGCCGAGGAAGAGGACGGCTCCCTGCGGGTCCTGGTCAAGCTGGTCGACGACCACGGCCCGGAAGAGCTCATCACCGCCGCGGACGCCCTCGCGGGGGAGACCTCAGCGGAGCTGGTGGTCTCGACCGCGCACAAGGCCAAGGGCCGTGAGTGGCCGAAGGTGCGCATCCACGGCGACTTCCGCCAGCCCAAGCCCGACCCAGCCACCGGGGAGACCCGGCTGCGCCGCGAGGAAGCACGGCTGGCCTACGTCGCCGTCACCCGAGCGCGCGAGCACCTGGACTGCGACGCCCTCGCCTGGGTCAGCACGGTCAACGCCGTCAGCGACTGACCCCTAGAACCGGCCCACCGGGCCGACGAACTCACCACCACGAAGGAAGAGAGACCCCCTTGAGCACCGAGCACGAGAGCGCGGACGAGGCCCGTGTGCGGCCCTTCGCCGACTTCCTCATTGAGCAGGCCGGCGGCCGCACCCACACCGAACTGTCCGAGCAGCTGCACGACCTGATCTCCGCCGTCACCGCGACGGGGAAGGGCGGCGCCCTGACCCTGCGCGTCGAGGTCAAGCCGCTTACCCCGGGAGACGCCACCACGCTGACGGTCACCGACAAGGTCACCGTCAAGATCCCGCAGGGCGACCGGCCCAAGAGCGTCTTCTTCGTGACCGGCGACGGCAACCTCTCCCGCAACGACCCCCGCCAGCTCGCCTTCGAGAGCCTGCGCGAGGTCCCCACCACCACCGCCCCGACCGAGCTGAAGAAGGCCAACTAACCCATGCAGAGCGACAACATGCAGGCCGTCATCGACACCGCGATCCGCGCCTGTCAGGGCGAGCCCCTGGAGCCCGGCACCGTCTACGCCTTCCACACCCCCGCCGGCATCGAGCGCGTCGACCTGACCGGCCCGGAGTACACCGGCGTCCTGGAGCGCAAGCGCGGCACCGTGACCGTCCAGGACGTCGACTCCTTCCTCGCCTACTGGGACAAGCACAACGAGCCCGGCAGCGACATCTACGCCCGCCCGGACCGGCTGACGGTCACCGCGGTCCTCGACGCACACAGCGCGACCGAGGCCGGCTGGGGACAGCACCGCCTCCACCTGCAGCTCACCCCCACCCCCGCGTGGCAGGCCTGGAAGGCCCTCTCCGGGCAGTGGGTCGGCCAGGAGCAGATGGCCGAGTTCCTCGAGGACCACCTGCCGGAGATCGTCGAGCCGTCCGGCGCGGACATGCTGGAGCTCGCGCAGACCATCCAGGCCACCATCAAGGCCGACTTCAAGTCCAGCTCCCTGCTGGCCAACGGGGCCCGCACCCTGGCCTACGCGGAGGAGATCGACACCCGGGCCGGCCGCAAGGGCGAGCTGACGATCCCCGGCCAGCTCGCCTTGGGCATCGAGCCGTTCGAGGGCAGCGGCGCCTACCGGGTCACCGCCCGCTTCCGCACGCGGATCCAGGACGGGCACCTGCGCCTGGCGGTAAAGCTCGACCGGCCCGAGGACGTGGTCAAAGCCGCCTTCACGGATGTGCGGCAGGCCATCGCCGAGGCCGACTCCGTCCGCGTGCCGGTCCTGCTCGGCACCCCGATCGCCTGACGCACCGCCATCTGTCCGGCCGGGGCCCGTCCTACTCCGCGGGCCCCGGCCGGCACCACCCGCACGAGCAAAGGACCGCAGCACGTGGGAATCCGCCTGATCGTCGAGGTGCTGGATCACGCGCCGCAGACGCTGACGCACCGCGAGAAGCTCACCCTCACGGTGCTGGCGGAGGACGCCAACGACGAGACCCGACGCACCTGGAGCAGCGTCGAGGCGCCGATGATCCTCCGGCGCTGCAAGGTGACCCGTTCGGGGATGTACGAGGTGCTCAAGGGCCTGGTCGCGAAGGGCGCTTTGGAGAAGACGACGGCGGGCCAGAAGAACGTCCGGGCGGCCGAGTACCGGCTGCTTCCGCTGGCCCCTCAGTGTCCTGGTTCTCCGGACACTGAGGGCCCTCAGTGTCCCGGAATTCCGGACCCTGAACCCGTACTTCAGGGTCCGGAGAACCCGGACACTGAGCCGTCTCAGTGTCCGGAAAACCCGGACGCTGAACCCCAACTTCAGGGTCCGGGGAATCCGGACACTGACGGCTCTCAGTGTCTGGAGAACCCGGACACCTACCCCTCAATACAAAAGAGAGATAGCTCTCCACACCCGCCAGCCCCGTCAGCGCACTCCAGCACCGACGGCTTCGCCGAGTTCTGGGAGACCTATCCCCGGAAGATCGGCAAGGGGCACGCCCGTAAAGCGTGGGCCGCGGCCATCAAGGGCGGCGCCGACCCCGCCGAGATCCTCGCCGCCGCCGCCCGGCACGCAGACGCCTGGAAAGCCGCCCACACCGACCAGCGGTTCATCCCCCACCCCACCACCTGGCTGCACGGCGAGCGCTACGACGACGCAGACCTGCCCACCGCCCCCGCCGCCAACCCGCAGCAGCCCCCGCTGCCCAGCTACGCCGACCAAGGGATCTTCTGATGACCGCCCCCGCCGCCTTCCCGCCCGACGACAGCCTGGACGCAGGGCCGTCCCTGCCCCACGACATCGACGCCGAACAGGCCTTCGTCGGAGCCCTGATCACCGACCCCCGCCGGCTGCGCACCAACCTCGCCGCCGTGGCTCCCGCCGACTACTACCGGCCCGCCCACGCGATCATCCACACCACCATCCAGCAGCTGCACGACGACGCCCAGGCCGTCGACCCGATCACCCTCACCGCCGCCCTGCAGGCCGCCGGCCACCTTGGCCGCGTCGGCGGCCGCGACTACCTGCACACCTGCATCACCCAGCTGCCCGCCCCGGCGAACGCCGACTGGTACGCCGAGCGGATCCGCGACCTCGCGCTGCGCCGCGCCCTGATCACCACCGGCTCGGACATCGCCGCGATGGGCTACGACCCCGCCTCCGGCGACCCGGCCGAGCTCGCCGAGCGCGCCGTCGCCTTGGCCCGCGACGTCCGCGACGCCGGCCGCGCCGCCGAGGACAGTCCTGTGCTGGACGTGCATGACTTCCTCGCCATCGACGACACCGCCCACGACTGGGTGCTGCCGGGCCTGCTGGAGCACGGCGACCGGATCGTGTGGACCGCGGGCGAAGGCGGCGGCAAGTCCGTGCTGCAGCGGCAGCTCGCCGTCTCCGCCGCGGCCGGCGCCCAGCCCTTCGAGTTCGAGCCCAACGCCCTCGGACCGCAGAAGGTCTTGGTCTTGGACTGCGAGAACAGCGAGCGGCAGTCCCGCCGGCACTTCCGGGACGTGATGAACGCCGCCGAGCGGCGCCGCACCCCCGTCAAGCGCGGCCAGCTGCACGTCGACGTCCGCCCCGAAGGCGTGGACCTCACGCGCCCGGACGGCCGCGCGTGGCTGATGCGCCGGGTCGAGGCTGTCATGCCCGACCTGCTGATCATCGGCCCGATCTACCGCCTGCACACCGGCGACCCCAACAGCGAGGAACACGCCCGGCGGATCACGGTGGTCCTGGATGAGGCCCGGGCCACCGCGAACTGCGCGATCAGCCTGGAGGCGCACTCCCCGCAGGGATCCGGCTTCGGCCCGCGCACCCTGCGCCCCGCCGGATCGAGCCTCTGGCTGCGCTGGCCCGAGTTCGGGCTGGGCCTGCGCCCGGTCGAGGACGAGCGCTCGGCCCGCGAGCACCGGGCCCGGCGGATCCTGCCCTGGCGCGGCGCGCGGGACGAGCGCACCTGGCCCTCCTTCATCTGCCAGGGCTACGAGGGCAGTTGGCCCTGGCGCTCCTACAAGCCCGTCGACGCCGACCCGTACTCCGGCTACTCGCCCACCGGCGCCGTCGCATGACCTCGCTCCGCACCGGCCCGCGGATCGGCCCGCAGAAGACCGGCGACATGACCCTGTGGGCCAGGACTATCCGGGGCCGCCCCTACGCCTTCATGGCGTGGCCCCGCGCCGTCGCCGTCTACCTCACCCCGGACGACGCCACCCCCCAGCTCAAGCACCTGATCACCAAGGAGAACTGACCATGCCGCTGCCCACCCTGACCGGCGTCGCCCGCCTGGTCGCCGACCCCGAACTCCGCTTCACCCAGGCCGGGAAGGCCATGGCCCGGCTGCGCCTGGTCTTCCAGAACCGGCGCAAGAACGAGCGCGGCGACTGGGAGGACGGCGACGTGCTGTGGATCAACGGCACCGCGTTCGGCCCGCTGGCCGAGCACATCGCCGAGTCCCTGGAGAAGGGGATGGAGGTCACCGTCTCCGGCCGGCCACGCACCGAGCAGTGGACCGACAAGCAGACCCAGGAGAAGCGCACCGCGGTCGCGTTGGTGATCGACCAGATCGGCCCCTCGCTGGCCTTCGCGATCGCCCGCGTCTCTCGGCCCGAACGCGACGGGAACGGGTCGCAGGCGGGCGCACAGCAGGCGCCACGGCCCCAGCAGACCCAGAGGCAGCAGCCGCAGGCCGACCCGTGGGCCATGGACCAGCCCCCCTTCTGAGCCATCCGCCCCGCCACCACCCGCAGGAAGGAGCTCCTGATGACCGGTCAGATGCAACTCGGCATGGCCCTGCCCGGCCTGATCGACGAAGACGCCGGCGAAGCCGCCAAGAACGCCGGCATCGCCCGCGCCGACGCCAACACCCGCCCCGACTGGGCCGCGCAATGCGACCAGGCCATCCGCACCATGGCCGCCCGCGGCGTCGTCTTCCAAGCCGCCGACCTCATCGCCGAAGGCCTGGTCGACGAGCCCGACCACCCCAACCGCTGGGGCGCCCGGTTCTACGCCGCCGCCCGCGCCGGGATCATCCGCGACGCCGGCTCCGCCCGGTCCAAGCGCGCCACCGTCCACCGCTCCCAGTGCCGCCAGTGGATCGGCATCCCCGAAAGGACCCGGAAGTGACCACCGCGATACTCCCGCCCGGCCCGACCGCCGACGATCGCCACGGCATCCTCGCCATCCTCATCGACCACGCCCTGCTGATCGCTGAGGCCAACACCCAGCCCCTCCGCCGCCGCACCCGCGACCGAATCCGGGCCGAGCTGGCGGCCGCCCTCCGCCCACTCCTCGACCCGACCGACGACGGTGGCACCGAGATCGGCCGGCTGTGCACCGAACTCGCCACCCACCAGCTCAACTTGCGCCTGGCCATCGACATGACCGCCCGCGGCGCCCGCGCCGAGGACGAAGCCCGCCGGTGGCGCCGCCGCTGGGCCGGCGCCGTCGCCCAGGCCCGCCGCGAACACACCCGTGCCCAGGAGCTCGCGGCCCAGCTCGATCCGTCCGGAGCCCTGTGAAGCCTTCCGTCACCTACCTCGCGCGCTACGCACTCGGCACAGCCGTCCTGCACCCACAGGCGGCCCGCGCCCTGTTCGCCGCCGCGCTGGTCGCGCTCGCCGTTGGGATCGCGCTCTACGCCAGTGACCGGGAGCGCCGATGACCACCCGCCCGGCCCCCGGGCTGTCCCGGGCCGCCGTGATCTCGCCGTGCGGCCGGTACCGGTACGAGCTGCGCCGCTGCTGGGCCGGCGGCCCGAACGCGACCTGGATCATGCTCAATCCGTCGACCGCAGACGCCGAGCGCGACGACCCCACGATCCGCCGTGTCTGCGGCTTCTCCCGGGCGCTCGGCTGCGGCGCCGCCACCGTGCTGAACCTCTACGCCTGGCGCGCGACCCGGCCCGCCGAGCTGTGGCAGACCGACGACCCGGTCGGCCCGGACAACGACGCCCACCTGGCCCACGCGGCCGAGGAGTCCGCGCGGACCGGCGGCCCGCTCATCGCCGCCTGGGGCGCCGGCGCCCGGCCCAACCGCATCGGCCAGGTCCTCGACCTGCCCGGCATGCACCGGCTCACCGCCCTCGCCACCACCCGCGCCGGCCAGCCCCGGCACCCGCTCTACCTTCCCGCAGGCCTCACCCCCAGCCCCCTGGAGTCCTGACGCCTGACCACCCGGTCCGGCGGCCGCCCTGCGCCCGGCCGCCGGACCCCGAACCGCCCCCCGTCCCGCCGCACCGCCAGGAGCCCGCACCGATGCTCGACCAGGCCACCGCCGACCGCCTCCGCCGCCAGCTCCGCGACATCCCTACCCTCTGGGTGTACGCCCACATGTCGCTGCTGCCCGGCTCCGCCCCCGCCGGCGGCCGCGTCACCGGCGCCACCCGCACCCCGCCCCTGCCCTGCCGCGTCGACCTGCTCTCCCAACTCGGCCCCGGGAGCGCGCTCGGCGACGACACGGGGGAGTGGCCCCTGCTCGCCGTCCTCACCGGCTGGGCCCGCTACATCGCCCACCAGCGCCAGCAGCCCGCCCCCCGCGACCACGTCCAGGACCTCACGCACTTCCTGCTGCGGCACCACCGCTACGCCGCGCAGCAGGACTGGGCCGCCGACTACGCCGCACAGGTTGACCACGCCGTCCGGCCGCTCCGCGCCGTCGGCCCCAGCGACGTACCCGCCGGCCGCCGACGTACCATCCCCTGCCCCCGCTGCCACCGGCTGAGCCTGGTCGAGGAGTACCGGCCCGTCGTCCGGCCCGGCGGCGTCGACCGCGCGCGCATCGTCTGCTCCCGGCCCGACTGCGCCTGCGCGCTCACCGCCGTCGAGTACGACGCGCTTGCAGCGGCTGCGGGGCATGCGGTCGAGGCCGGAGTAGGAATCTGACTCCAGTGACCTGCGGGTCTAAGGCATTTGAAAGGATGGGTCAGTGACAGTCGCAGCGTTGTACCAATTCGCCAATGCATTTTGGTATGCCTGTAGATCCGTGCTGGGGTCTGTTCCCTGCTGACAGGTAGTGGCCGCGCTGGCCAGTTCACTCATTGCCGTCTGCCAATCCTGTGGGTCGACCGGCGGCGCAGGAATGTCTGCGGCGACGTTGACGGCACCGCCCAATGTGGGGCAGTCGACCGAGCTGCTGATCGCGTCGACTGCCTGAATGTTGACGTAGTACGTTGCCGTCCAGCTTTCCAGCGCCGCAGCATCTGCCCCCGGTGTGGTGGCAGACGCTGAACTCGGAGGTACGGCACTGTTGGTGCTGCTCGACCCACAGGCGGTGAGAGCGAGTGCAGCGGCGACGAGCCAGCTGACACCAAAGCCGAGTACGGATTTGCTGCGACCCATGTCGATCATCCCCAGGGGACTCTGCTTCGCTCAGAAGTCCAGCGGTGCGGTCTCCAACTGCTGGCCGAGCGTCGGCCACTTCGCGTTGACCGAATTCACGAACTGCGTCCACCCGGTCTTCGCGGCCTGGTGGTCCGCAGCGTAGTTGGAGCTGCCCGCACCCACGCAACTGTCCTTGTAGGACGCCTCAAGGTGGGCTGTGAACATTGACCAGTCCTGCTGGTCATAGGGCGGCTGTGGCAGCGCCTGCAGAGCTTGGATAGCTGGCTGGCCGGTGGCGCAGCTGAACGTACCCTGGTCTGCGTAATTGCCGGTTTCGAGGAGTGTGATCGTGTTGCTCGTCCATGCCGTCATCTCGGACGTGAGGCTCGCACCCGACCCCGAAGCGGAGTTCTGAGAGCTACTGCCGCACCCGGTCGCCGCAGCGGTGGCGAGCAGCAGACCGCTGACTATGACGCTGATAACCCTGGGGTGCGAAGCGCCGATGTGGGGCATATCGATCGCCTCCACCTCCAAGGATGCGCTGACCGCGAGGCCCGCGCATGCTCCCAGAAGTACGACGCAGGCCGTAGTGGGCCTGATGGAGCATGCTGGAAGGAGCACAACCGGGAAGTCCCTTAGGGAGGCGACTCCCGTGAACGAGCAACCGTCGCAGCAACCCCCCTCACCTCCGCCTGGCCCATCTCAACAGGGCTGGCAGTCGCCGGCGACCAGGCCCTACCTTCCACAACGAGTCGGCCAGTCTCCGCCGATGCAAGTCGTACCGAAGTCGCCGGGGATCGCGGTCCTCGCCTCGCTCTTCATCCCCGGCCTCGGCTCGATGATCAGCGGGCGGGTCGGAATCGGCGTTCTGATCCTCGCCCTCTACGCGATCTCCTGGATCCTCACGATTGTGTTGATCGGCTTCATCGGGGTCTTCGCCTTTTGGGTCTGGGGGATGGCGCAGGCCTACCACGACGCCGTCGACTGGAACCGCAGACACGGATTCATCAGCTGATCCAGACAAACAGAGAAGCCCCGTCCGCCCGACTCAGCCCCGCCGGCGGGCGATCGCCGCGTTCTGCTCCTGCAGGACCTCCAGGATTCCAATGACGTCGTGGATGAGACTCTCCGAGATCGGCCCCTAGCTCAACCTGCTCGACCAGAGGCTCGGCGACTCGCCGACCGCGACGACCTCACCGTTACCGGCCTTGAGCCGGAAGCGCCACTGCTGGGCCTTGTCCTGGTAGATCTCGAACTTGCCGGCCCGGTGACTCACCTCGCCGTGCGGAGGATCAGTACGTACCGGCGCGTTAAGTCCGAGTCGCTCGTCTGGCATCCAGAGTGGGCCAAACCGGAGCTCACGCCGTTTACCTGCCCCAAAGTGCTGTCAGCCGGATCGGTCTCGGTCCGTCAGTCAGGGCTCGCCGGGGCCCGTACCTGCAAAGGATCACCAAGTTCCCTCGACCTCTCCCGCCAACCGATCACGGGCCGACGCCGAAGAACAAACACAGTGACGAGAGGTGCCGCCCCCGGAACGGTGATGACAGCAGCTGTGCCACTGTGTCCACGGCTCACCTGCCACACGCCGAGACCCAGAGCTACAGCGGCGATGATGAACCCGAAGATCAATCCCAGAAGGTCAAGTTGCCAAGCGCGTTCATCTCGCAAGGCAGCTTGTCGCTGCTCTTCGACCCTCAGGTCATGCTGCCTCGTCATCTCAGGCCCGACTGCAAGCAAACACGCAGCGAGGTGCTCGGGAGGCAGCTTTGCCCATTGCATCGCGATGTCGAGGCCAGTCGGCCCGTGCCCGGCACTCTGGCTACTCCCCGCGCTCACTGCAGCGACCCCCCGTCCAGTGCACTGGGATGCCCACTTTGATCTGACGCACCTTCCGGAGGAGGCCCGAGAGTCCGCAACATACGGTCCAACTGGGCGAAGAGCACCGCCTCGGCGTGCGGGGTCTCCGGGGCCTCAGCAAGACGCGCCAGCGAGATTCCCGCATATCGCCCGATATCGAATGTCTGCGCAAGCAGCCGGGCCTGCTCTTCGAGTTCCCGCTCTTGTGCACGCTTCATCGCAGCTAAGTGTCTATCTCGGGCCACCATATGCAGCTCATCCATCGCGGCTGCCGCTAGGGCGACGGCGCCAGGGAGCACCACCAACAGGAAGACCTGGCGAGACCCCGCCAGTCCGATGACCAACTGCATTACAGTGAAGATCAAAACCCATGCCGTTGAGATGATCGAAAGATCACTACGTGTCCGCGCTCGGCTCCGATGCGGTTCGGTCATCCCTCGATACTGGCAGCCACGCTCACGCCGGATAAGCCCCCTGCTGGACTACGTCACAGCCGAGAGGCCAAGGCGCCCCTAGGCCCCTCCGGAGCCCCTGCCAGCTATCTGCCGATCTGGTGGCGGCTGCCGCTTCGATCAGAAGACTCGACCGCACTCTTCGCCTTCCTCCGCCCCTTGGCGATGCGTTCGGCCTGCTGGCGGGTTGCCCCGATGATCTGCCCGATCTCGTCGAACGTCATCCGCTGCCCGCGCAACGTCAACACCCCCTGCGGACGGATCTCCCGCAGCGTCTCGTGCCTGCCCGGCCAGTCCCGGAGCATGCACGTGCCCACCCTCGCGCGCTCCGCCGCGTTGGGGATCGCCTCCGGGGCCTCCAATGCGGCTCGACCGCGTCATGCCGCTCGACCCGGGCTGTGCTGTACCCCCGGCGCAGTTCCTCCAGCTGCGCATGCAGAGTGTGCGGCACCAGCCGGGCCAGCAGCCGCGGGTACTTCCGGAAGGACGCCTCGTGCGTCCGCCATCCCGGCGCTGCCTGTTCCAGCAGCCAACCGACCGCCCGCTCCTCCCAGCCCGGCCGGCCAGGCGCCGGCACCTGCTCCGGCCAGCCCGGAGGGATGGAGATCTGCAGCTCGCGGGACTCGGTCATGTGTTCGAGTCTAGGTCGACGGGCACGCTCGCAGCGACAGGCTCACACTTGGATCATGGGCACCGTGATCCTGAGCTGCATCGCGGTGGCCGTGGCGATCATCACGGCCATAACCGCCGTATGGCAGGCGCGGTCGGCCCGAATCAGGGAAGTGGAGAGCCTCTACATCAGTCGCTACTGGACGCTCATCGATCGCATGGATCTCCGCACAATCACCTGCCATGCACTCGGGCCATTGGAGAAAGACGAAGAGAAGTGGCTCAGGCTCTTCATCCGGCTTAGCGAGGATGAAGCGGACCTTCGAGCCGCCGGTTGGGTGTCCGATGACATCTGGGCGATCTGGGAGGCGTCGATCCGGCGCCAGTTCCGCCCAGGCGCACCCTGTCGGCGGATCTACGAGATGGCGATCAAGGACTCCGACGAGGAACGGGACTACCAGTACTTGCACCTGCGGAGGATCCTCGGCGGCGCAGCCTCAGAACAGTACGACCCGGCCTACGGCATGTCTCGCTGCGCATTCCGCTCCCTGCGCAGACTCCATCCAAGCCGAGTCAAGCGCCCTCGGCATGCACTGGGCTAGCCCGTATAGCCTTCGGCAGCTCACATGCGTGAAACAGTTGCTCGTACCCCGGCATACGAGTAGTGTGCTTCGTGATGGACCCCCGACCCTGGCGGGAACGCATCGCCGCCGAAGACGAGATCCAGCGCCAGCTCCGCGAGGACATGGCGCAATCAGCCGTCCGCCGCGCCGAAGCGCTCCGCGACGGCGTCGCCGACCTCGGCAGCAACAGCGCCGTCGCCCGGGACCTGGGCACCACCGAAGGGGCCGTGAGGCGCGCACTACGCGCCCTCAACTCCGCTGGCACGGAGGAGAACCCCATCTAACCCCATAAAGCAGCGGGCCCCGGAACAGCGACTGGCATCGCCGCCCGGGACCACTTGACCAAGGAGTTGCACCCTCCATGGCCCGACCGCACCCTACCGCGCGTGATCGCGCGGAGATCACCCCCGACCCTGCTCCCATCACCGCGGAGCTCGCCGGCGACGTCGCCAACCGCGACCGCGTGCTGATCACCATCACCGGCACCCGCGGCCTGTGCGACCTCACCCTCCACCGCCTCCGGCACGTGTTCTCCCACGTCGACGCGGACCAGCCCGAGGACACGGGCATGGCCGGCCTCGCCATCACCTGGGCCACCTGCACCCTCTGACCCCTCCGCCACCGCCCGTGCGGGCACGGCGGAAGGCAGCGCACCCATGCGCCGACGTCACCGCCGCGCCCCGGGCCCAGCCCGGAAGGCCACGCACCCATGCGCTTCTCCACCTGGCTCATCATCCTCACCGCCGCCGCGCTCCTCCTCACCCACCCCGCCGCCCTCGGCGCCGCACTCACCGCCGCCGGCTGGCTCCTGCACAGCACTGCCGCCCTGATCGGCCTGCTCGCCGCCGCACTGGCCTGGCGCCTGCTGCGGCCCCACCCGCTGGCCCGGTGGGGCCGATGACCACCGCGTCCTCCATGTGGAAGCTGCTGGCCGACCACGGCACCGCCCTGGTTCTCACCAGCATCACCGCGGTGGCACTCGGCGCGCTCTGGCGCTCCGCCCGCCGGCCCCGCCTCGCCCGCCCGCCGATCAACCGCCTGAGGCTCGCCAGCCTCGTCCTGGCCGTCCCCGGGCTGATGGCTCTCGGACTGTCCGCGAACACCTCATACCGCTACCTGGGCGTCCACCTCGGCATCCACGAGACCACCGAACGCCTCGCCCTGGCCGGCGTCGCCGAGGGGGCCATCGTCGCCCTGAGCGTCTACTCCTGGGCCACCAAGGCCAAGGGCCCGGCCTGGATCGCCTACGGCGCCGTACTCGTCCAGGCCATCCCCGCGTTCGCGGTCTCCGGCGGCTGGGGCGGCATCGTCCGCGTCCTGTTCGGCCCGCTGCTGCTCGCCACCGTGCTGCACTACCTCCTCGGCCTCGAACTCCGCGCCGCCGGCCTCCGCTCCGACGGGATCCTCGCCCAGGGCGGCCGGGAGATGCGCGAGCGCCTGGTCGCCTACCTCGGCATCGGACGCCGAGGCGCCGACTCAGCCGCCATCGCCCGCTCCCGCGCGGCCGACCGCGCCGTCGCCCTCGCCGACCACACCGCCGCCGCCGAACGGCCACGCCGCAAGCGCCGCCTGGCCGCCCGGCTCGCCATCGCGATGGACGCCGCCCGGCATGGCTTGCCCGAGCCCGACGCCGACGCTGCCGAGCGCGCGATCGTCGCGCGGATCAAGCGCCGCAAGTCCGCCGCCGCCCTCGCCGCCATCCCCGGCAACTACCAGTGGACCGCCGGTCGAGCCGAGGCCGGACCCGCTCCGGAGGTGGTCATCGACCGGGCCGCACCGGACAGGCCGGCCCTGCGCTACATCCCCATCGCCCGGCCAGCCGTACCGGTGGCTGCGCTACCAGCCAAGGACGATCGCCGGGCCCGGCGGGTGGTCACCGAGACCGTGACCATCACCCCCGCTGAGCTGCGACGCAAGGCACAGCGGCTGAACGCCAAGGTGGTCACTGAAACCGGCCGCCCGGTGACCATCGCCGTGCTCCGCGAAGCGTTCGACCTCTCCCGCCGCGACGCCACCGAACTCCGCCGCCAGCTCGTCGGCCAACCGGTCACCCAGCGCCCCGCCGACGACCCCCAGGCCGCTACCACCGAGGGATACCTGTGACCATCAACGGCCACACCCGGCCGAGCCCGAAGCTCCTCCCCGCGTCTGGCGAGGACACCGTCCAGGACCGTGTCCCGGAGACGCTGCCCGCCGTCCCGGCCCCGATCGAGGGCACCGTGCTGCCCGCCGACAGCGCCACGCCGCCCGCACGGCGGCCGCGCGTCCGCATCGTGCACGGCGCCGCCCGCACCGTCCGCGTCGTCAAGGTCGTCGCGACCCACCAGCGCACCAAGGCCGGCGGCCGGATGCTGGTCCGGCACGGCCTCTACGTTGCGGCCGGCGCCGCCGTGGCCTACCGGCACGCCAAGGACGCGCGGACCACCGCCCGGCACGAGCGGATGATGCGCGCCGCTGAGGCTGCCGGCCAGCACGAGGTGGCGATGGAGTGGGAGCAGCGTGCCCACGCCTTCCGCGAGGCGAGGCACCGGCGCCGGATGGACATGCTCAGCGCGCCCGAGCGCCTGGCCAAGGGCGCTGCTCTCACGCTGGGGCTGACCGAGGGCTCCCTGCTGCTGCTCGGGATCGTGCTCGCGGTCGCCGAGAAGCGCGTTGCGGACGTGGTCGCCCCGACGATGTTCGTGATCCACGCCGTTCAGTGGATCGTGTTCGTGGCCGGCCTGGTCTGGGGCCCGCTGCTGCTCGCTGTCCCGTGGCTGGCGCTGCTCGGGCTGTGGCAGCTCGGCCGCGCCCGCGGCACCGTCCCGAACTGGGTACTGCCCGCCGACCAGCAGGAGAAGCGGGACCTGATCCCGGACGAGAACGCCATCGTCCAGGCCCTGCAGCACCTCGGCATCGCCGCCCTGAACAAGGCCTTCAAGGAGGGCTGGCAGCCGCGCTGGATCCAGCCCACGATGCGGATGGGCAACGGCTACCACGCCAAGCTGCAGCTTCCGATGCAGGTCCCCGTCTCCGAGATCGTCAAAAAGAAGGCCGTACTCGCCCACAACCTGCTGCGGCTGCCCATCGAGGTGTGGCCGACCGAGCCCCGCAAGGAGCCCGGCGTCATGGACCTGTGGGTCGCCGACCAGGGCAGCACCTCGGGCCCAGTGCCCCCATGGCCGCTGCTGACCGAGGGCACCGCGGACTACTTCAAGGGCATTCCCGTCGGCGTCTCCCAGCGTGGCGAGCCGGTGATCGGCAAGCTCATGGCCTCCAACTACATGGTCGGCGGCATCATGGGCTCGGGTAAGTCGTCCCTGGTCATCGCTCTGTTGCTTGGTGCTCAGCTCGACCCTCTGGTCGAGATCGAGGTCTACGCCATGGCCTACAACGTCGACTACGACCCGATGAAGCCCCGCCTGCGGACCCTGATCAAGGGCGACGAAGACGAGCAGATCGAGGCCGCGATCCACGCCCTACGCGCCCTGCGCGACGAGGTCACCCAGCGCGGCAAGCTCCTCGAGGAGCTCGGCGGGGAGAGCACCGCGCTCACCCGGGAGCTGGCTGAGCGGGACCCGCGGATGCGTCCGAAGGTCGTGGTCTTCGACGAGTGCCACGAGTTGTTCATGCACAAGAAGTACGGCGACGAGGCCGAGGAACTCGCCATCAAGGTGATGAAGAAGGCCCGCAAGACGGGGATCACCCTGGTCTGGGTCACCGTCTCCCCGACTGCCGACTCCATCCCGCGCGACGTCACCCGCAATACCAGCCACCGGGTGGCGTTCGCGGTCGGCGACCACGTCGCCAACGACGGCCTGCTCGGCTCCGGCAAGCACAAGGCCGGCATCACCGCCACCACCCTCAACCCGGCTGAAGACGTCGGGACGTGCCTCACCGTGGGCTTCACCAAGAATCCCTTCGAGCTGGTCCGTGCCTACTACGTCCGCAAGGACGCCCAGGCCGACCAGCGCACCCCCGTCGTCGAACGCGCCCTCGCCCTGCGCGACGGCATCACCCCCGCGCCGGCCCCGCCGGCCGCCGAGCGCGTCGACCACCTCGCCGACATCGCCACCGCCATCGGCGACGAACCCCGCATGCGCACCGGGGAGATGTTGCAACGCCTCGCCCAACTCAACCCGGGCGCCTACACGGGCAAGGACGCGCAGTGGCTCGCCCAGGTCCTCCGCGACGCCGGCGCCCCGACCTACATGTCCAACGGCTACCCCTCCGTCTCCCGCGCCAGAGTCCGCGCCGCACTCGAAGAACGCGACGAGCTCGCCCCCGCGGACACCCCGAGCGACGAGATCGACGACCAGTGACCCAAGCCAGGGCCAGTGAGATCTCACTGACCGGCTCACTGACCAGCCCCACCGCCACCACCTGCAAAAACACCGCCTCAGTGACCCAAGTGAGGCCAGTGAGGCGCCCCGACGAGCAACCCAGAACCCGCGGAATCAGCCCTTCGAAGCACACCGCCCCGACTCACTCACCGAGGAGAGCCCACCGTGCCCAGCCACCCCAGCGCCGACGACATGCGCACCTACCTGACCGAGACCGCCAAGCTCGCCGCCGAGACCCCCGCCGGCGACCCGAAGCACGCCACTTACCACCAGAACATGAACGAGGTCCTCGACCAGATGCGCCGCGAGGGCGGCGTCAGCTACGGCCAGCAGCCGCGCTGACCCCCACTCGCCGCACCCGGGCCACCGTGCTGTGCCCGGGCCCGCCCCGACCGATAGGAGCACGTCGTGACCGAGTACCGCGTGTACACCCCCGCTGAGAAGCGCCGCCGCTTGTGGCTGACCGCCCGCGGTGCCAAGCAGGCCATAGCCGGTGTCGACGCCGTGAACGCCGGCATCAACCGCGAGCTCGACCAGATCGAGGAGCGTGCCGCCGACCGCGGCGCCCACGAGGCCGCTGCCCTGATCGCGCAGAACGAGACCGCGAAGAACGAGCTGGCCGCCGCGAGAGCGGCCGAGCGCGCCGCCCACGGCGACGACCGCCGAACGGCCAAGCAGGCCCGGCAGAAAGCCGAGGACCGCGTCCGCGACACCGAGCGCGCCATACGCCGCGCCGGCCTGTAGATACGCCCCGGGGCGGCCGCTGCCGCCAAGCCGTCGACCGCCCCGGGCCCCCGAGTCCAATCCACGAACCCTGGAGACCCACAGCATGCCCCGCGCCTACCCGCCCATGCCGCAACCCGGCCCCGCTGAACAGCGGCCTGCGCCGCCGGCCGGGCCCCGACAGATCGGCATCGCCACCGACGGCCAGCCGATCTGGGACCAGAACGACCGCACACCCGTCGTCATCCACCACCACTACGCGCCCAAGGCACGCCTGGACCCACGCGACGTCTTCGCCTGGGTCATGGTCGCCGGCGCCGTGAGCGCGGTCCTCATCGCGGTCAGCTTCGCCGCCGTCGCTCTCGCCATCGCCGCCGTAGCCATCGCCATCTCCGTGCTCGTCCTCTACGGGCTGTACCGGCAGATGAAAACCGAGAAAAAGCGGCACTGAACGCCATCCTGGCCGCACAGGCTCAACGGGAAAACGTGGAAAGTACCCACCTGTGCGGCGCCGCTCTGAGACGGTATCCCTACCACCAAACGTGAAGGTTTGGTGACTATGCATCACAACGTCTGCCCCCGAGGAGACACGATGTCCGAGCAACGTCCGCCCTACCTGCCCCCGCAGCCGGGGCAGCAGCACCACCCGCAACAATGGGCCGCCACGCCGCAGCCCCAATACCTGCCCGACGTCCGGCAGGCAGGCGCCTACCCGATACCGCCAGCGCCCCAGATGCCAGTAGCCCAGGTCCTGCCGAAATCGCCCGGCGTCGCCGTCCTCGCCTCGTTCTTCATCCCAGGCCTGGGATCCATGATCAGCGGCAATGCCATGCTCGGCACCATCATCCTCATCGGCTACATCATCTCCTGGGTCCTGACACTCCTCCTGGTCGGCATCATCGGGGTCATCGGCTTCTGGGTATGGGGCATGATCCAGGCCCACCACGATGCAGTCGCCTGGAACCGTGCCCACGGAATCCTCAGCTGACCGGCCACCAGAACCACTACGCTCCACACCGAGGGCCTGCCATCATCCCCCGTATGGCAGGCCCTCACCATGTCACGGCATCATCACATCGCCTTCGCCGGTTCCTCGGGCCTGCCACGGTGGCAGTCATGCCCACGACCACGCGTCCCCTCGCGAGCGCCGTGCTCGCCGCTGCGGCGCTCACCCTCGCCGCCTGCTCCAGCAGCACCCCCCACACCCACCCGGACATCACCGGCAGCCCCGCCGTGACCGCGAGCAACCCCGCCGCCCCCGCCGGCGCCACCCTGTCCACCTGGTACACCAGCACCGGCACGACCGCGTTCAAGAGCTTCCTGACCGAGCAGACCCAGCTCAGCAAGGACGGCGCACACGCGCTGAGCGCCGACTCGATGGACTGCTCGACGATCGACTCCACCGTGACCGCCGCCCAACAGGCCCCCGCCCCGCCGGACGCGTCGATCGCCGCCTCGTGGAAGCGCGCCCTCGACCAGCTCCACCAGGGCGCCACCGACTGCAACGGCGGCAAGAGCGGAGCCCTCGTCGAGCTCACCACCGGCATGACCCAGATGGACACCCTCGCCACCCAGATCCAGACCCGCATCCACGCGTAGACATAGATCACGCACCCACCATGGCCGGTGGGAGGCGTGTGCCCTGGCAGACGAGTGGGTCCGCACGCCGTCCAGGAGAAGTAGCCACGCTACGCTGCGAGTTGAGGGTCTGCTGTCATCCCACAGTGCGGCAGGCCCTCGCCATGTCTGGCGTAGGTCACCGCCCCGCAGATCGGTTCGCGCATAGTTTTGATACGAACCAATCAGGGCATGATCGGCCGAGCATCCGGCTACCGGGCCGCCTCAAGACGGCAAGCCCTCCGAATGCCCCGAAGCACCGACTCGCTCGCCATACCGGCGCACGCGACCCGCAACGGAGGCATCATGCCCACCTGGACCATGCACTGCGGCGACGCCCTCACCGTCCTCCACACCCTGCCCACCAACTCGGCAGACGCCGCCATCACCGACCCGCCCTACAACTCCGGCGGACTCACCGCGGCCCAACGCACCAGCGACACCGCCCGCGGGAAATACGTCAGCGGCGACGCCCAACACCAGCTGCCCGACTTCGACGGCGACAGCCGAGACCAACGCGGCTACCTCGCCTGGCTCAACCTCGTCCTCGGCCAGTGCTACCGCATCGCCCGCGCCGGCGGCCCGCTGCTCGTCTTCACCGACTGGCGCCAACTCCCGATCACCTCCGACGCGATCCAGGCAGCCGGATGGACCTGGCGCGGCATCGTGCCCTGGCACAAGCCCATCGCCAGGCCGGCGCGCGGCGGCTTCCGCCGCTCCTGCGAATACGTGCTCTGGGCCAGCAAAGGCCGCGTGGATGCGGACCGGAACCCGGTCTACCTCGACGGTCTCCTCTCCGCGTCGCAGCCGCGAGGCACGAAGCGGCGCCACATCACCCAGAAGCCCGACGAGCTGATGCGCGACCTGGTGCAGATCTGCCCGCCCGGCGGCACCATCCTCGACCCCTTCGCCGGGTCCGGATCGACCGGCACCGCGGCGCTCGCCACCGGACGATCCTTCGTCGGCATCGAGCTGTCCGCCCGCTACGCCGCAGTGGCCGAAGACCGACTCCGGCTCACCCAGGAGGACTTCACCCTCGTGCCCGAAGGCGAATAGCATCCGCGGTCAGCCGATCGGCTCGGACGACTCGCTCAGCGTCCCGTGCTCATCGAGAGCCCACCGCCTACCTCCTGCGTCGGTGAAGTAGGCCACGGGGTGCGAGATGTCCAACGTCGATTGATCCATCCGCGACGACTTGAAGACCACAGGTCGCCTGGGACCAAGCGTCGCCATCGGCCCCGAAGTCAACGCGGGCCTATCGGTCTCATGAGCGATCCAACCCGCTGCGAGATAGGCCGAGCCGAACTTGACCATGACGTCGTAAATCGGTTGATCACTTCGGTTGGCCACGCTAACCGACCAGTTGCGTGCGTTTCCGGAGCCGATCCTCGAAGCCTTCATCTCGATCATGCGTGCTTGGGCCATGCGACGTTCCTCCGCATCGGCCGCAAGCTCTGCACGCTGGAGCTCTAGCACCTCCGACTGGCGCCGCATCAACTCGGCCTGTTCGTCGATGAACTCCCGCTGCTCACCGATCTGATTACGCTGGCTTATTAGCGTCCGGTAGGCCGCCCATGCCGCTACGCCCGCGAAGAGCGTTGCTCCCCACGTCGGGACGTCGCCCCAGTCAGGCCAACCCATTACGCGCTCACCGGGATGGTGAACACCCGCTCCTGGTCCGCGTCATCGTTGGAGAACACCAACTGGCCGGACTCCTTCGGCACCTCGACCATCAGCGTCCCAGATACCGTCTCGCCCGGCATCGGATCCGGCTGGCCGGACATGTCCTCATCGGACATGCCGAGCGTGTCGCAGCCGACCCCGCCGACCGTGTCCGCGCTCGACAGATCTCCCTTGTCTCCCCGCCACGACGGGTTGTCGAACGGGCTCAGGTGGCCCTTCGCCGAGCCCGAGCTGACGTTCTTCACTCGCAGATCGACGCACACCATGCGCTTCCCCGGATCAGCCGTCACCGTGTAGTCATCCGAGTGGTCCGTCACCTGCGTCGCCGTCTTCAACGCGAGCACCGTGACCTGGTACTTCGTCTTCGCGAAGAACGACGCGCCCTGCTCGACGATCGTCACCGTCGCCGTGTGCCCTGCAGCCAGCGGAGCCGACGCGCTCGGACTCGGCGAGGCCGGCGCCGTGGACGCCGAGGCGCTGCTCGCCGGCGCGATCGCCGGAGTGACGCTCGGCTTACTGCTGCCGCAGCCGGTCAGCGCCAAACCCAGAATCCCCGCTGCGGCGACGCCCGCTGCACACTTCCCCATCTTCATGATTCCCCCTCAAATACGATGCGGTTCCGCCATCTTGACGCAGCATCAGTCAGCTCCAGTTGCCGACCCCCGCGCCGTAACCCCATCGCGACATCCCCCCGCCGCTTGCGCAAGATCCGTCACTCATGTCACGCTGCTGCCAGCACCACACGTATGCCCAGGCAGCCCCGCCACCGAGCGGGGCATTCGCACGTCTGAGGAGGTGTCCTTGGACGGCAACCTGATGCTCGCCACCGAGCTCGCCGAGTGCCTCGGCGTCTCACCTTCGGCCGTTCGGAAGTGGAAGCAGCGCGAGAAGCTCCAGCCCGCCGGCCTTGACCACCTCGGCCGGCCGCTCTACCGCTACGACGACGCTGCGGAAGTCGAGTACGCCACCCGCCAGCGCTCTGGCCGTGACCCCTTGGTGCGCCGCACCTACGCGCCCGAACACCCCGACCGGCCACGCCGGACCGCGGCATGAGCGGCCGCTGGGCAGGCTCAGACCGCCGCCGCCGACTCCCGTCGAGCTGGCCCAAGATCCGCGCCCGCATCCTCGAACGCGACCCCATCTGCACCATCTGCGGCGTCCGGCCATCCGCCCAGGTCGACCACCACAAGGCCAAGACCGACGACCACGGAGACTCAGCCCTGCGCGGCGTCTGCGGCCCCTGCCACGGACAGAAGTCCAGCCGTGAAGGGAACGAAGGCCGGCGCCCGCAGAACCCGCGCCTGAGGCCCAACGAGCCACATCCAGGACTCCGATAGCGCCCGCGCCAGAAGGGCACCCTCATGGCCAGCACACGACGGCGCGGAGGCAACGCGCAGACACTCCGCGACTACTGGACCCACGGCAAGGGCGCAGCCAAGATCGGCTGGGGTGCGCCCGGCGACTTCAACCGCTGCGTCAGCCAGCTGTCCAAGTACCTCGGCCCGCGCGCCAAGGGCTACTGCGCACTCCGCCACCACGCGGCCACCGGCATGTGGACAGCCCAGCACGCCAAGGCCCTGCGTGGCGGCCGCAAGCGCTGACCCACCGACCGCCCGCCCGGCTGGTCCGGCTCCGGCCGGCTGGGCGGACATGCTGCCTGGCAGCGTCACGGTCACCGGCTGACCGACCATCGCTCGCGCGAGGCGTTGATCGTTGCGCGAATGCGCGAAGCGAAGTGATCACAAAGGAACTTCTTGATCAACAAGAAATGCGATCAAGAAAGCAAGATCAAATAGATCTCATTGGCGATCAAGGCGCCGACCAGCACAGATCCATGGTCGCCATGCGCATTGCCCTGGGGGGATGCCCCTGACCTGGGGTTTTGGCGGATCGGGGCCGTATAGCACCTGACCTCCTGTACGGGTTTCCATGATCCAGCCGCCCACCAGCACAAACACCGCTGACCTGCGCAAATGCCCTGGAGGCATGATCGCTGGTCGCTGATCATCCCGCCCGCGCGCCCCGGCGGCGCGCCCTGACCCTGGAGGTCACCGTGGGAGCACGAGGCCCCATCCCGAAGCGCTCAGAGGAGCGCCGCCGCCGCAACCGAGACGAGGGCCCCGAGCTGGCGCAGGCCCCATCTGGACCGCCGCTCGACCTGCCTGCCCTGCCGGACCCGGATCCGGACTGGCACCCGATCGCCACCGACTGGTACCTCAGCCTCCGCGAGTCCGGTCAGGCCGCGTTCTACCAGGCCTCGGACTGGGCGGTCGCCAGGTACGCGGCCGAGCTGATGTCCCGGATGCTGTCCTCGGAGCGGATGCCGAACGGCCAACTGGTCGCCGCAGTCGACGCGGTGATGGCGCGTCTGCTGACGACGGAGGGCGACCGGCGCCGGGCCCGGATCGAGCTGGCCCGGCAGTCCACGGAGCAGCAGGCGCCGGCAGGCGTGACCGCCATCGCGGACTACCAGGCCCGGATCGGTGGCTGACGTCCCGGACGTCGTCCAGCCCGTAGCGATCGGCCCGACTTGGCGCCGCGGCCCCGACGGGAAGTTCGTGCTGCCGGCCTTCACGCTCGGCTGGCAGTGCCTCGCCTGGACAGGCACCTACCTGCAGCATCACGTCGGGGCGCCATGGCGGTACACCTCGGAGCAGGCCCGGCTGACGCTGTGGTGGTACGCCATGGACCCGGTGAGCCACCGGTTCCTCTACCGGGACGGCGTGCTGCAGCGGCTGAAGGGCTGGGGCAAGGACCCGGTCAAGGCCACCTGGTCGGCGTTCGAGTTCGTCGGGCCCTGCCGGTTCGGGGGGATTGCCGAGGCCGGGAACCCGTGGGGCATCCCGGCCGGGCAGCCGGTCGGTGCCCAACATCCGGCGGCCTGGGTGCAGATCGCGGCGGTCTCGCAGGACCAGACGCGGAACACGATGACCCTGTTCCCGTCCATCTTCACCAGGCGGGCGCTCGAGGAGTTCCGGATCGATCTCGGCAAGGAGATCATCTACGCGGACAAGGGGCGGGCCCGGATCGAGGCCGTGACGTCCTCTCCGAGGGCGCTGGAAGGCGGTCGGCCGACCTTCACGTCCATGGGCGAGACGCACCACTGGGTAGAGTCCAACGGCGGGCACGAGATGGCCGCGGTCATCGAGCGCAACGCCACCAAGTCCGCGGACGGGCAGGCCCGGACGCTGGCGGACACCAACGCCTACGAGCCCGGCGAGGACTCGGTGGCGGAGCGGACCCGAGAGGCGTGGGAGTCAGCGCGGTCTGGCCGGGCGGCCGACACAGGGCTGTTCTACGACTCGCTGGAGGCGCCGGCGGAGGCGCTGCTGACAGAGGAATGGATCGGGCCGACGCTCCGGGCGGTGCGCGGGGACTCGGTGTGGCTCGACATCGACCGGCTGAAGGCGTCGATCCTGGACATCCGCAACCCGCCCTCGCGCTCCCGCCGGTTCTGGTTCAACCAGATCGTGGCCGCGGAGGACGCGTTCCTGGCGCCCTACGAGTGGGATGCATGCCCGCATGAGGGCCTGCAGCTCGCCTCCGGCGACGAGCTGGTGCTGTTCTTTGACGGCTCGAAGAGCGACGACGCGACGGGCCTGGTCGGCTGCCGGGTCTCGGACGGCCTGGTCGTGACGCTCGGGGTGTGGCAGCGGCCGGCGAACTGGCCGGACGACACCCCGTGGCGGGTGCCGCGCGAGGACGTCGACGGGGTGGTCGAGCGCGCCTTCGCCGAGTACCGGCCGCTGGCGTTCTTCGCGGACCCCGGCTCGGGCCACGACGATGCGGATGGCGAGCGGTACTGGGACGGCTACATCGACGCGTGGGCGCAGCGCTACGGCAAGCGCCTGAAGGTGAAGGCGGTCACGGGCGGGGCGAACCGGCACGCCGTGCTGTGGGACATGCGCGACCGGCGCCGGCAGCAGGCGTTCACGGAGGCCGTGGACCGGTTCTACCGGGACGTCTTGGAACGCCAGTTGCTGCATGACGGGCACCGGGTGCTGCGCCAGCACGTCGCGAACGCCCGGCGGCGGACAAATGCCTGGGGCTACACGATCGGCAAGGAGCACCGGGAGTCCGCCCGGAAGATCGACCTGGCGGTGTGCGCGATCGGGGCGCGGATGCTGCGCCGGACGCTCCTGACCTCGGCTACCTGGGAGAAGCGCGCGAAGGCGCGCGGCAAGGGGAGGGTGGTGGTGCTGCGATGACCATCGAAGCTCCCGAGCTGCTGACGCTCGACCAGCTGTCGCCGGACGAGATGATGCTGATCGAGATGCTGCGCGGGGAGTTGCAGCTCGAGCGCTGGCAGTTCGATGAGCTCGACGCCTATTTCAACGGCGAGCAGATCATCCGAGACCTGGGGATCTCCATTCCGCCGCAGCTCAAGGGCCTGCACACGGTGGTGGGGTGGCCGCGGATCGGCGTCACCGCGCTGGAGGAACGCCTCGACCTGGACAGCTTCCGGTGGGTCGACGGGGCGGACTCCAGTGATCTGCAGGCGATCGCCGACGCGAACGATCTGTTCGACGAGGCGAGCTTGGCGCACACCGATGCGCTGGTGTTCGGCCGCAGCTACCTCGCGGTCGGTTCGGGGGACTGCGGGAGCGCGGACTGCCCGCCGCTGATCAGTGTGGAGTCGCCACGGGACATGGCGGTGATGTGGGATGCGCGGACCCGCACGGTCACGGCGGCGCTGCGGGAGTGCGATGCCCCGTGGATGGGGCTGATCGGCCCGCGGGAGCAGTTGCTGGTGCTGTACCTGCCGGATCAGACGGTGCAGGCGGTGCGGTCGCCGTCGGGCGGCTGGGAGGTCATCGACCGGGACATCCACAACCTGGGGATCGTGCCGGTGGTGCGGATGGCGAACCGGCAGCGTACCGGGGAGCGGTGGGGCCGGAGCGAGATCACGCCCGAGGTCATGTCGATCACGGACGCGGCGTGCAGGACGCTGCTGGGGATGGAGGTGGCGCGGGAGTTCTTCGCGGCGCCGCAGCGGTACATCCTCGGTGCCTCGGAGCAGGCGTTCCAGGACGCGGAGGGCAATCCGAAGGGCGCCTGGGAGACGTATATCGGCCGGGTTCTGGCGTTGGAGCGGGACGAGGACGGGAACGTCCCGGAGGTCGGGCAGTTCACGGCCTACGATCCGAGCGCCTACACGAAGATCATCGACCTGTATGCGCGGATCATGGCGACGCAGCTCGGCCTGCCACCGCACTACCTCGGCTACACCAGCGACAACCCGGCGTCGGCGGACGCGATCCGCTCCGCGGAAGCGCAGCTCATCAAGCGCGCGGAGCGGCGTCAGCGGCGGTTCGGGCATGCGTGGGTGCAGGCGCTGCGACTCGGCCTGTGGGTGCAGCAGGGGGAGCCGCCGGACAAGACGCGGGTGATCGAGCCAGTGTGGCGCAACGCCGCGACGCCGACGGTGGCGGCCTCGACGGACGCCGCGGTGAAGCTGGTGACCGCGGGGGTTCTGCAGCCGAACAGCGCGGTGACCATGCAGATGGTGGGCCTGACGGCATCGCAGCAGCAACAGGTCCTCGCGGAGCAGCAGCGAGCGGCCGGCCAGCAGGCGACGCAGGACATCCTGGCGCAGATCGCGAAGCTCAACTCGGTGAGCCTGCCTGATGCCGCAGAGAATCAGTGACGCGACCACCGCGGTCACCCGGTGGCGCGCGGCTCAGAGGGGCCTCACGCTGCTGCTCACCCGCGACATGCGGAAGATCCGACGGCTGATCGTCCCGGCTCGGATGCAGCAGACGGTGCCCACGTGGATCACCGCAGCGAACGCCCTGGTCGACCAGTACGGCCGAGCATCGGCGTCGTTGGCCGCGGACTACTACGACGCCGAGCGCCTGGCCGCGCGGGTGACCGGCAAGTTCACGGTGCCGCTGCTGGATCCGCCGCCGACCGAGCAGGTCGAGGCGTCCCTGCGGTGGGCCACGAAGGACCTGTGGCCGCGCGACCCTGATGCCCCGTCGGCGACGCCCGCGCAGCGCCCGCCGCTTGAGATTCGCCTGGATGCGGCGGAGGCCAAGGCCGAAGACGTGGCCCAGAAGCTGGTGACGGACACAGGCCGGGGCACGGTCGTCCGGGCGGTGCGCCAGGATCCGCAGGCGGTCGGCTGGGCCCGCGCGGCGGCGCTCGGCGCCTGCGCGTTCTGCAAGATGCTCGCGACGCGGGGCATGGTCTACCGCTCCGAGGAGACCGCTGATTTCCGGGCTCACGACAGCTGCCACTGCGGCGTGATCCCGGTCTACAAGGGGCAGCGCTTCGAGCTGTCCGACCACGCCGCCGAGTGGCGGCGGCTGTATGAGGAGCACGCGCAGGGCCACTCCGGTGACCAGCTGCGCCTGTTCCGCCGGGCGCTGTCCGACAACGTCCACCAGCCAGCCAACTGAACCGCCACAGGCGCCCTGGTGGCGCCCCGTCACCACCCCATGACCCCTGGAGGGTTGACCGCTCATGCCCGATGAGCCGACAGGCACCCAGACCCCGCAGACGCCGCAGCAGCCCCCGGAGGGCGAGCCGACGGAGCCGCAGGGCCAGCAGCCAGCCGAACCGACGGAGCCGACCGAGGAGCCGTTCGACGAGGCGCGCGCGAAGGAGAAGATCCGCAAGGCCAACTCGGAGAACAAGGCTCTCCGAGAGCGGCTGAAGGTCGCCGAGCCGCTCGCCCAGCGTGCCAAGGAGCTGGAGGACGCGCAGAAGAGCGAGCTGCAGCGGGCCCAGGAGGCCCAGCAGGCCGCCGAGGAGCGCGCGAAGGCCGCCGCTATCCGTGCGGTACGCGCCGAGGTCCGGGTGCTCGCCGCGGACACCTTCGCGGATCCCGACGACGCCGCAGGCGCCCTCGAGTTGGGCTCCTACCTCGGCGCGGACGGCGAGATCGACTCCACTGCCATCAAGACCGAGCTGGCCGCGCTCCTGGAGCGCAAGCCGCACTGGGCCAAGGCGAGCGGCCAGCGCCGTCCCGCCCCGGATCCCGCGCAGGGGTCCAGCGCCAACCGGCGCACCGCTTCAACTCCGGGCGACGAGTTCGCCAACTTCCTGACCAGCGCCTTGAAGGGGCGCGGTCGCTGAATTGAGGTAGATCATGACCACGCCCACCCCTCCGGTCCAGCTGCCGGGCATTCCATCCACCCTGCTGCCGCCGACCATCACGGCGCCGATCTTCGCGAAGGCGCTGGAGACCAGCACGGTGATGCAGATGGCCCGGCGGGTGCCGCTGGCGATGGACGCCACCACCGCGATCCCGGTCCCGCTGGACGTGCCGACCGCCGACTGGGTCTCCGAGGGCGGCGTGAAGCCGCTGTCCTCCGGGGGCGTGGGCGTGAAGACCATGACCGGCAAGAAGGTCGCCACCCTCGTGCCTGTGTCCATGGAGGTCGCGACGACCAACGCAGCCGGCCTGTACCAGCAGCTGCAGAACGACCTGCCGACCGCGATCAGCCGGGCCTTCGACACCGCGGCGATCCACGGCAAGACCATGAAGGGCTCGGCCGGACCGTTCCAGGACTACCTGACACTCACCACGAAGAGCATCACGCTCGGCACCACCGCGCAGTCCAAGGGCGGCATCTACGCCGACCTGGTCACCGGCATGGCCGAAGTCACCGAGGACGACTGGGACTTCACCGGGTTCGTCGCGGACAAGCGCCTCAAGCCGCAGCTGCTGCTCGCGACCGACACCCAGGGCCGCCCGATCTTCGTGGACACCACCACGGGCGGTACCGACGCGGCGGGCAACGGGACGCTGCTCGGGGAGCCGCTGGCCTACGGATCGGGGATCTCCGGCAAGTACCGCCGGCAGTCGTCCTCGACCGACAGCGGACTGCGGGCGATCGGCGGCGACTGGTCGCAGTGCGCCTTCGGAATCGGCCAGGACATCTCCGTAAAGGTGTCCACGGAGGCGACCTACGTCGACGAGGCCGGCACCGTGCACTCCGCGTTCCAGGAGAACCTGGTGCTGCTGCTGGTCGAGGCGTACTTCGGGTTCGTCCTGGGCGAGCCGGAGGCGTTCGTGAAGTACCTCGGCGCGCCGCAGGCTTCCTGACGTGCCGCCCCGCACGAAGCGGCCCGCCGGGGCCGCGGCCCGCGCCAAGGCCACCTCCGCCGCCAACCCTGTCCCGGCGGAGGCGGCCGCACCCGCCGGCCGCTCGCTGCGGATCGTTGCCCGCCTGCACGCCTACGCCCCGCGGCACAACGCGGGCGCGGAGTGGATGGCGCACAGCCTGCTGCGCGCCCTGGCCGCCCGGGGTCACCAGGTCGAGGCGTGGCTGACCCGCTACTCACCGGACCGCGAGACCTACGAGCTGGACGGCGTCCGGGTGGTGCCGCTGCAGGCGCGCCTGGACGGCGCCGCCGCAGTCCGCTCGGCCGATGTGCTGCTCGCGCACCTGGAGACGGTGCCCGCGACGGGGGCGCTGGCTCGCGGCGCGGGCACGCCGCTGGTGGTGGTCTGCCACAACACGCACCCGCCGACGTTCCGGGCGCTGGCGTCCGGGGAGACAGCGCTGGCGGTCTACAACTCGGCCTGGATGGCCCGCGAGGCGCAGGTGTACTTCGCGGAGTTCCCGGCCCGCCTGCGGCCGAAGAGCCAGGTCATCGTGCGGCCGCTGGTCGATGCCGCGGAGTACGCGACGGAACCCGGGGATCGGGTGACGCTGATCAACTGCTGCCCAGACAAGGGCGGCGAGGTCCTGCGGCGGCTCGCCAAGCGCATGCCCGACACCGAGTTCCTGGCGGTGCGCGGGGCCTACGGTGACCAGGTCGACTACTCCAGCCTGGACAACATCGAGGTCCTCGACCATGTCGCGGGCAGCCGGATGCGGGATGCGGTGTACGGGCGCACGCGGATCCTGCTGATGCCGTCCCGGTACGAGTCGTGGGGCCGGGCCGGCACCGAGGCCCTGGCCTCGGGGATCCCGGTGGTCGCCCAGCCCACTCCGGGCCTGGTCGAATCCCTCGGCGACGCCGGCGTCTTCGTGGACCGGTCGGACCTGGACGGCTGGGTCGCCGCGCTGGAGCAGCTGCTCGGCGACGAAACAGAGTGGAAGGCCGCCTCGGAGCGGGCCCGCGCGCGCTCTGCCGAGCTCGACCCGAGACCGGAGCTCAAGGCATGGTGCGAGGCCGTCGAGGCGCTCGCACCCTGAGGGGAGGTGCCTGGTGGGGTACACGACTCCGACCGCCGAGGATCTCGGGCTGTTCCTCAACCTGGACACGATCCAGGGCGATCGGGCGGACCTGCTGATCAGCCTGGCCGAGGACCTGTGCAAGACGATCGTGTCGCCGCTGCCGGACGGCGCCGCCGCGGTGGTCCTCTCGGCCGCCTCCCGGGCCTACACCAATCCGCAGGCCACCACCTACGAGGTCATCGGGCCGATGTCGGTGCAGCGCCCGCAGGGCTCCGGTGGCCTGTACCTGACCAAGGCGGACAAGACGGCGCTGAAGGCGTTGGCCGGCCGCGGCGGGGCGTTCACGATCGACCCGACGCCGAAGGACGCCACTCCGTGGCCGTCGTGGCCGCCGCTGGTCGAGGATGTCTGGCCGGGTGAGCGCTGATGGTGTGGCCGCTGCCGGCCGGGGAAACGGTCACGCTGCTGCGGCAGGCCCCATCACCCGGGCGAGACGCGAAGGGCGTACCGATCCCCGGACCCGTGACTGAGATCGACGTGGCGCAGTGCGTCGTGACGCCCCGGCAGGTCACGGTGGCGCTGGGCGGCCCCGAGCAGCAGAGCCGGGATGCGACGACGACCGGCTGGACTGTCTACGCGCCGCCGGGCACAGAGGTGCTGACGACGGACCAGGCCCGGATCCGCGGCACGGTCTACCCGATCACCGGAGAGCCGTCGGTCTGGGACCGGAACCCCTTCAGCGGGCTGCGCGGGCCGGTGCAGTTCGACGCAGACCGGCCGCACGGATGACAAGGAGGCGCGGATGGCGAACAAGTTCACCTTGGACAAGGGCGGCGTCGGCGAGCTGCTGCGCTCGGAGGGGATGCGCGCAGAGATGCTGCGCCGGGCGGAGCTCATCAAGGCCGCGGCCGAGGAGACCGCCCCGGAGGGCGGCCCGCGGGACCCCCACCGCGGCCTCTACCGCTCGTCGTTCGTGGTCGTGAGCAGCACGCGAGGCGGCTTCAAGGACGACCGGGCGGCGGCCGCGGTCGGCAACACCGCGCCGTATGCGGCCGACGTGGAGTACGGCAACGGCCACGTCGAGGCCCACCACACGCTGGCCCGGGCGGCGCAGGCCGGGGGCGGCTGATGGGCGCCGCGGTCGGCTCGGTCGACGTCGAGGAACTGCTGATCGCGTGGCTCGGCGAGCAACTCGGCACGGGCGTCGTGGTGACCACCGAGCTCGGCAACGACCTCGCCGACCAGCTCCCGACCATCCAGGTGACCCGGACGACGGGCACGGACGACGGATTCCGGCTCGACCGGGCCGTGGTCGACATCGACGCCTACGCCGCGGACCGCGTGGCCGCCTCCAATCTCGCCGCGCGGATCCACGGGCTGATGCACACGGTGCTGCGCGGCAGCACCCAGCCGACGGCCGTGGTCGGCTCCGTCGTCACGGTCTCCTCGCCGTCCTGGCGCCCGTACACCAACACGCTGGTGCGCCGGGTCGGTGCGACCTACGCGATCCATCTGCACCCGGTCTCCTGACGGCCGGCCTGGGCCCGCGCCGGACCCACACCAACCCGCCAACCCCGCGTGACCAGCGGGGTTTTCGCATGTCTGGAGACCTTCCATGACCACACCCACCCCTCCCGCCATTGCGCGGGCGACGGACCTGTCGATCGTCGGAGCGAACGGCGGCGGCTGGGTCGCCCCGGCCGGCAGTGCGTCCCCGGCGGACCCGGCCGTGCAGCCGGTCAGCCCGTGGGCCGCCTTCGGCGCGATCTCCGACGACGGCCTCGTCAACGGAGTCTCCGAGGACAGCACCGACTTCACCCCGTGGGGCCTGACCGCGCCGGTTCGCACCGTCATCACCAAGAGCGTCCGTACCTTCAAGGCCACGCTGTGGGAGACCGCCAACCCCATCGCCATGAGCCTGATGTACCGCATCCCGGCATCCGGCTTCACCGCGGACGGGCAGGGCATCACCAGCTACGCCGAGACCGGCAGCCCGGAGCCGGACCGCCGGGCGTTCTGGTTCGTGGTCCTGGACGGCAGCACGATGCGCGGCTTCTACGTGCCGCAGGGCGAGGTCTCCGACCGCAACGACATCACCTTCAAGCAGGACGAGATGTCGGGCTACGAGCTGACCATCACCGCGTACCCGGACGACGCCGGCAGCACGGTGTACCACTCCGACCGCCTGCCGGTGGCGGGTGGCTCGGGCGACTCCTGATCGCCCCCTTCGACGGGTGGGTGGGCCGACTCTGGCGCGGGCCCGGTCCACCCACCTCTGTACCTCTGTCCGCCCGCGCCGCTCACGATGGAGGCTCGCGCCCATGAGCAACACCCGCACCGCCAAGCCCCGCTCGACCGCCGCCACCCGGGCGGCCGCCGCACGCCGCGCTGCTCGGCCCGCCCCGGAGCCGGAGGTCGACGACCTGGACGAGGCCCTGGCCGACGCCGCGGCCCAGCAGGCCGACGCCACCGAGGGCTACGTCACCGTGGCGCTGGCCGGTGAGCCTGTGCGGGTCCTGCACGCCGGGGTCTGGCGTAACTCGGCCATGCGCGCGCTGCGGCAGGGCGACTTCGACGCCTTCGCCGAGGCGGTCCTGCACGAGGACGACGTCGAGCTGTTCGAGGAGCTCGACCCCACCCAGGACGAGCTGGCCACTTTCGTGCAGGACGCGCAATCCCTCGCCGGAGCCGCGGGGGGAAAGTTCGGTGGGCCGCGCAGGTCCTCGAGGAGCACGCGGCGGCGGTAGAGGCCGACCTGGCCCGCTACTACCAGCTGGACGTCGGCGAGGTGTGGCGGGACCGGATGTCGCTGCGGCGCCTGTCCGTGCTGCTGGAGTTCCTGCCGCCGGAGTCGGCGACGCTGACCGCGATCCGCCGGGCACTGCCGGCCGGGGAGCGGGAGAAGCGGGCGACGGCGGATCCGGAGGCTGGCCGCTGGTCGCAGCAGGAGATGCTCCTCGCCTCCGTGATCGATGCGCTGCGCCGGATCGAGTACTACACGCTGCGGATCAACGGGGCGAAGCGGCTGGAGAAGCCGACGCCGCTGCCACGGCCTGGAGTTGCCGATCCGAAGCGGCGCAAGCCGATCCCACAGCACGCCTACGACGCGCTGTGGGAGCTCATGCACGGGACGCCGGGCGCGCCGCCCGGGTGAGGGTGAAGGGGGTGGCGTGTGTCCATCAGCATCGGGACCGTCCAGGTCGACGTCATCCCCAACACCAAGGGCATCCAGAAGCGGATGCAGGAAGGCACTGCTGCGCCGTCTGCCGCGACCGGCGAGCAGATGGGGAAGATCATCGGGGATCGGGTGTCCGCCGCGATCACCGATGCGCTGAAGGACTCCATCCCGAAGGGCGTCCCGAAGACGATCCCGCCGGCGACGAAGGGCGGCGACGAGGTCGGGGGCGCGTTCGGCCGGGCGATGTCCGCCCGGATCCGCGCCGCGATGGCGTCCCTGCCGAACATCAAGGTCGACGCGGACACCTCGGAGGCGGACAAGGAGCTGGCGGCTCTCCGAGAGCGGCTGAAGACGCTGGCGGGCAAGTCGGTCGGCGTAGATATCGACGCTGCGGATGCCGAGGCGGAGCTCGCGGCGATCCAGGCCGAGCTGGAGCGCGTCTCCGCCGACCACCCGAACATCGTGATCCGGACGGACGCCGCGAAGGCCCTCAGCGAGGTGCAGGCGGTCCGGACCGAGCTGGCCGGGCTCGGCCAGGAGAAGGTAGAGCCCGAGGTCGAACCGAAGGTCAACGAGGGCGCCTTCGCCGCGCGGCTGCGAGCGCAGCTCGCTGCGGCGCAGACCGCGCTGCCGACGATCGAGGTCGACGCGGACGCCGACCCTGCGCTGGTCAAGATTCAGACGGTCCGCGGGTCCCTGGCGGAGCTGTCCAGCATGCGCCTGGGCGTGGATATCGACGCGGCCAGCGCGCTGGCCAAGGTCGCCGAGATCCGCGCCTCGCTGGAGGCCCTGGGTGGCGAAGACGCCCCGATCGACGTCCAGGTCGACTCGGCCCGGGCGATCGCGGCCCTGGCGGTCATCCAGGCCCAGGTCGACGCGCTCAGCAAGGAAGAGCCCGAGGTACAGGTCGATGTCGAGCCGCCGGCCGACGGTGTCTTCGGGGCGCGGCTGCGGGCCCAGGTGGCGGCGGCGCAGGCCGCGCTCCCGGACATCCAGGTCGATGCGGACACCGATCCGGCTGCGGCCAAGGTCGCCGAGATCCGCGCGGACCTGGCGGCCCTGTCCACCGCCCGGGTCGGGGTGGACATCGACGCTGCCGCGGCCCTGGCGAAGGTCGTCGAGATCCGCGCGGCCCTCGCGGAGATCAACGGCAAGAACGCCTCGATCGATCTGCAGGTGGACGCCGCGCGGGCGGAAGCCCAGCTCGCTGCGTTCCAGGCCGAGGTCGAGGCGGTGGGGGCGCAGAGCCCGTCGGTGCGGGTGAGCGCGGACACCGGCTCGGCCATGGCCCAGCTGACGGCGCTCGGCGTGGAGCTGGCCATCATCGGGGCGATCCAGGTGGGGCCGGTCGCCGCGGCGGGGATCGGGTCGATCGCGGCCGCGGCGGGTGCCGCGGCGGCCGGCGTCGGCGTCCTCGCCGCGGTGGCCGGCCCGGCGATCGCCGGCATCAGCAAAGCATTGCAGGCGCAGACCGCAGCCCAGCAGGCGTCCACCACCGCGACGAACTCCGGCGCGTCGGCGATGGTGCAGGCCCAGCAGAAGGCGATCCAACTCGCCTCGGCCCGGGCGGCGCTGGCCACGGCGGAGCGCAACGGGGCCCAGCAGGTACAGCAGGCTGAGCAGCAACTCGCCCAGGCCCGCACCTCGGCGGCCCAGCAGGTCCAGCAGGCCGACCGGCAGGTCCAGCAGGCCGAGGAGTCTCTCCAGCAGGCGCAGCAGCAGGAGACCCAGGCCCAGCAGGCCCTCACCCAGGCCCGCAAGGACGCCGCGCAGCAGCTGCAGGACCTCGCCAACCAGCTCGCCGACTCGCAGCTGTCGCAGCGTCAGGACGTCCTCAACGTCACGGACGCCGAGAAGCAGCTCGCCGCCGACCGGGCGGCCGGCGCGAAGGTGTCCGCGGAGCAGATCGCCAAGGACCAGCTGGCCTACGACCAGGCGGTGCAGGCCCTCAAGGAGCAGCAGCTCCAGACCAGCCGCCTGACCCAGCAGAAGGCCGCGGCGGACAAGGCCGGCATTTCCGGCTCGCAGGCGGTCAAGACGGCTGAGCAGCAGCTCGCCCAGGCCCAGCAGGAGGTGCGGGACCGCACCCAGGCTGTGGCGGACGCCGAGCAGGCCGCGGCGCAGGCCCGGGTGCAGGGGCAGCAGCAGATCGCGCAGGCCCAGCAGCGGGTGGCGCAGGCGCAGGCCTCTGCCGCGGACTCGATCGCCTCGGCGCAGCGGCAGATCCAGTCCGCTGAGCTGTCGACCGCGTCCAGCGCCGGCGTCGCGTCCACGGCGCAGCAGAAGTACCAGGCTGCGCTGGCGAAGCTCAGTCCGAGCGCGGTCGGCCTCATGCATGCCTTCACGGGGCTGAAGACCGAGTACTTGGCCTGGTCGACGGCGTTGCAGCCGGAGGTGCTGCCGCTGCTCACCCGGGCGATCAACGGCGCCGCGGGGAGTCTCCACCTGTTCACCCCGATGGTGCACGAGGCGGCGGCCGGCGTCTCCGACCTGGAAGGCACCGTCAGCAAGGACGTGAAGTCCCCGTTCTGGGACCGGTTCCTGGTTGACCTCACCGGCAACGTGCGCCCGGCGATCAGCGGACTCGGCATCGCCTTCGCCAACGTCTTCACCGGCATGGCCGGGGTGGTCGACGCATTCCTGCCGCACACCAAGGGCTTCGTCGGCTTCCTCGACGACGTGACCGCGAAGTTCTCCAGGTGGGGGACTGGGCTGAAGGGCAGCCCGGCCTTCGAGGCCTTCATGAGCTACGTCGCCACCAACGGGCCGCGCGTGGGCCAGCTGGTCGGCGACATCCTCCAGGCTGCCCTGGCACTCTCCCAGGCCCTGGCGCCGCTGACCGGTCCCCTGATGACCGTCGTCGATGACGTGGTCAAGGGCATCGGCTGGCTCGCCACGAACTACCCGGGCGTCATCCAGGTCCTGTGGATCGGGGTGGCCGTGTGGAAGGCCAGCCAGTTGGCCGCAGGGCTCGCCGCGGCCGCGATCGGCGCGTACTCGGCCGCCACGGCGTTTGCCACGGACGAGACCGTGGCGTTCGACGCCGCGATCCAGGGCACGGTGATCGTGCCGATCATCGAGGCGATCATCGCGGCGGTCGCCCTACTGGTCATCGGCGTGATCTACGCCTACAACCACTGGTCCTGGTTCCGCACCATCGTCGACGGCGCGGTTCACGGGATTGCCACGGTCGCCCTGTGGCTGTGGAACGTCGTGCTCAAGCCGACGTTCAACTTCATCTGGGCCGCGATCCAGCTGGTCGGCCAGGTCGCGGTGTGGCTGTGGAAGAACGCGATCGCGCCCGCCTTCAACTTCATCGGCCTCGCCGCCCGGGTCCTCTTCGCGATCTTCCTCACGGTGCTGATCACCCCGGCTGTGATCCTCTTCCACCTGCTCGGGGCCGCCGCATCGTGGCTGTGGACCAACGCGATCAAGCCCGCCTTCACCTGGATCGGCGCCCTGGCGGGCTGGCTCTACCAGCACGCCCTCCAGCCCGCCTTCCACGGCATCTCGGTCGCCGCCTCAGCGGTCGGGGCCGCAGCCATGTGGCTGTGGCAGCACGCCATCTACCCCGCCTTCCACTGGATCGCGGACCTCGCCATCTGGCTCTATCAGCACGTGATCGGCCCTCAGTTCCACGCCATTGCGGCGGTCGCCACCTGGCTCTGGGACCACGGCCTCAGCCCCGCGTTCTCGCTGATCAACCAGGGCGTCAACCTCGTGGCCGGCGCCTTCAAGAGCGCGGTCGGCTTCATCGGCACCTGGTGGGGGAAGCTGGAAGACGTCGCCAAGAAGCCCGTCAACTTCGTGATCAACACCGTGTACACGCACGGGATCAAGGAGGTCTGGGACAAGATCGCGGGCGTCGTTCACCTGCCGAAGCTGCCGAACGCCCCCAAGCTCCTGGCCGCGGGTGGCACCGTCGGACCCGGCTGGGGCCCGGCCGTGCCGATGGTCACCAACCGGCCGACCGCGATCGTCGGCGAGGGCCGGACGCAGTACCCCGAGTACGTGATCCCCACCGACCCGCGCTACCGGGGTCGGGCGCAGGCGCTGTGGCAGGCCGCCGGCACCCAACTCATGGCCGACGGCGGGATCCTGGGCGACGTCTGGGGCGGCATCACCGGCTTCGGGAAGGGGCTGCTGTCCGGGCTCTCCTCGGCCGCCGACATCCTCGCCGACCCCGGGAAACTCTGGACGAAGGCCACCAGCCCGATCACGTCCACGGTCAACAGGCTGGCGGGGCAGTCGCCTTGGGCCAAGATGGTCATGCAGTTCCCGCGGAAGATGATCAGCGGGCTGAAGGATCACCTGCTGAGCCTGATCGGTCTCGGCGGCGGCTCCGGCGGTGCAGGCGGGGACACCTCGGTGCATGGTGCCTCGGCGGCCGCGGCGCAGGCCATCGCCCGCCAACTCCTGCCGTCCTACGGCTGGGGCCCGGGCCAGATGACGCCCCTGATCAAGCTCTGGAACCAAGAGAGCGGGTGGCGCTGGAACGCGCTCAACCCCTCCAGCGGCGCCTACGGCATCCCGCAGAGTCTCCCCGCGAGCAAGATGGCGTCGGCCGGCCCGGACTGGCGCACCAACCCGGCCACGCAGGAACGCTGGGGTCTGAGCTACATCAAGGGCCGGTACGGCTCGCCGGCGGGCGCCTGGGCGCACGAGGTCGCAATGAACTGGTACGACTCCGGCGGCTACATCCCGCCGGGCCTGTCCCTGGTGGCCAACGGAACCGGCAAGCCGGAGCCGGTCCTCACCGACTCCCAGTGGTCCGCGATCGCCGCGGCGACCAAGGGCGGCGACAGCGCCGGCGGCCAGTTCACCGGCCAGCTCTACCTCGACTCGGGCGAACTCCTCGGCCTGGTGCGCGGCGAGATCGAATCCGAGACCACGCGGCACACCGCCGCTCTTACCGCAGGAAGGAAGTCCGCATGACCAACGCCACGCCCGCCGGCAGCGAGGGCACCCCAGACCCGGCGCCCGATCCGACCGGAGATCTCCCGGTCTTCACCCCGGATCCGATCCCGGATCCGGTGACTTCGCCGACAGATCCGTCCCATCCGCAGAGGACGCCGTCCCGGCCGGTGCCGAACCCGACCGACCCGATCCCGCAAGACCCGGACCCGGGCGCCGACGGCTCGGGCACCGGGGATACCGGCACGGACGGCTCCGGGACTGGGAGTTCCGAGGACACCGGGACGGCGCCGGCCGCCCCGGCCGAGTAGCAGTAAGGAGGCCCCGCGGTGTCGCTCGCGACGAACCTGCTCAGCGCCAACGTGTCCTCGATGGAGACCGACGTCTCCGGGTGGACTGCGGGCTCCTCCACCACCGCCAGCCAGGGCGTCGCCGGATACGCCGGCACCCACTGCCTCAAGCTCACCCGCGGCTCGACCGCCGGTGCGGTCTCGGCAACCATCGCAGCCCGCGTCGCGGTCACCGCCGGCGTCGAGTACTACGCCGAGGCCTACTACGCCCCCGGGGCGGTCACCGCCGGCTACACGGCGACCATCGCCGTGTCCTGGTACTCGGCGGCCACCGGGGGCACCGCGATCTCCACCAGCACCAGCCCGGCAGCGAGCCTGGCCTCCACCGGCTGGACCACCCCGCCCGCAATCCTGATCGCCACCGCCCCGGCCGGCGCTGCCTACGCCGCCGTCACCGTCACCGTCTCCGGCCTTGCCGCAAGCTCCGCCGCCCTGGTCGACGCCGTGGGTTTCGGGCTGCCGCAGTCGATCAGCGGCAACGTCTTGCCCTATGCCACCCAGTCGGTCGAGCAGGACACGAGCGGCTGGGGCGCCGTCAAGAACTGCACGATCTCCCGCAACAGCGCGGACTCCTGGGAGGGCTGGTGGTCGCTGACCGTCACCGCGACGGCGGCCGGCGATACCGAGGCCTGGGCCTCCGTCATGCAGCCTGCGACTGGCGGCACCGAGTACATCGCCAGCGTCCTGATCAACCCGCAGGGCTCCGCGGCCGGGGCACAAATCAAGGCCGAAATCTGGTGGTACAACAGCAACGGCTCGTTCATGTCCCTGACGTCGGTCACCTGGACGCCGACGGGCTGGACCCCGATCCAGGTGATCGGCACCGCCCCGGCCGAGGCCACCGGCATGCGCTTGATCGTGCGCCCGCAGGCGACCGCAGCCTCCCAGGTCTGGCACGTCGACCAGGCCAGCCTCATCCCAACTGCCCTGCTCTTGGAGGCCGACAACCTCCTCACCTACAACGAGCAGAGCGTCGAGCAGGACACCAGCGGCTGGACGCTGACCGGCGGCGCCACCATGGCCCTGGACTGGTCCACGTCCCTGGACGGCTGGTACCAGCTGCTCATCACCGCCACCGGCGCCTCCGACCCGGTGCTCACCCTCGCCCGCGACATTCCCGTCACCCCAGGCACGGTGTACAAGTGGGCGCCTCCGGTGACCGCCTCACAGCCGCAGACCTACACCCTGACTATGCGCTGGCTGGATGCCTCCGGCACGGTGCTGCGCACCACCACCGGCTTCTGGTCGGTTACCTCGGCTGGGGTGGGAGCCTGGCAGCTGGGCGCCATCTCCGACATCGCCCCGGCTGGCTGCGCGAGCGTAAGCGTCTCCCTCACCCTCACCGGAAGCGCGGCCGGCGCCAGGGTCGCCCTGGATGGCATGGTCGTCGGCCCCGGGGGCCTCGCGGCCACCGCGCAAGCGCTCCCCACCGGATACGCCGCCCAGATCAACGTCCAGGGGCTTACCGTCTACGGATTCGACACATGGGGGATCTGGCGGATCGGCCCCGACGGCAGCCTGCTGCCGGTCCGCGGCGTCGGCGGGGACATGACCGCGGTCACCACAACTGGAGCCACCGCGATCGTCACCGACTACGAGGCCCCCCTCGGCGTGCCGGTGCGCTGGCAGGTCCGCACCTGGTACTCCTCCGGCGCCTCCGGCGAGTTCTCCTACATCACTGATCCGATCACCATCGACGGGCCCGGCCCGCAGGTGGTCGTCCTCAAGGACCCTGGACTGCCGGCCCGGTACATGGAGCTGGTGGCCGCATCCCCGCCGTCGTGGACCCGGTCGGCCCGCTCCGCCCGCTACGACCCCCGCCGCGCGAAGCGGCCGATCATCGTGAGCGACGTCCGCGGCCCGCACGAGGGCTCCCTCGGGGTGTTCACCCGCACCGATGACGAGCGGCAGCGCCTCGACTGGATCCTGGACGCCGGATCGGTGTTGCTGCTGCAGGTCCCGCAGGGCACCGGCTGGGACGCGGACATGTATGTGTCGGTCGGCGACAGCACCGAGGCCCGATCCGGGGTGGTTACCGAGCCGTGGCGCACGTGGACGCTGCCGCTGGTCGAGGTCGACCGGCCCGGCGGCGGACTGGCCGGATCCGCTGGCCGCACCTGCCAGACGGTGCTGAATGAGGCCGCCACGGGGCAGGTCCTCCTCGCGATGTATGCCAGCGGGCTGGGGTTGCTTACCGGAATCCAGGGCAGCTGACGGGAGGCCACCTGCATGTACCCGGTGACCTCCCAGTTCCTGGACGCCATCGCGCACAGCCACACCATGTCCGCCCGCGTCGACGCCGCCTACAACGGCGCGGCGACGAAGAACGATCTGACGTTCCATGACGGCACGGTCACCCTCGACCGCGGCAGCAAAATCCGCCGGCAGCTGTCGCTGACCGTCAGTGATCCGAGCCTCCTGCCGCGGGCGGTCACGGACACGCTGGGGGCCGGGGGGCAGACCCTGACCGCCTACCGCGGGGTGCGCTACCCCAGCGGCGTGGTCGAGCTGGCCACGCTCGGCACGTTCTCCATCACCGAGGTGTCCGGCGATCGGGACCTCGGCCCGGTCACCCTCTCGGCGAGCAGCGCCGAGGCACTGCTGCAGGCCGACCCGTTCGAGACCGCGACCACCACCAAGGGCTACAGCACCTGCCTGGACGCGATCACCTACCTGATCCACCAGACCATCCCCGGCGCCACCATCACCAACCGCACCGGCGCCAACCCGGCGCTGCCCACGATGAGTTGGGACGCCGGCGCCGACCGGTGGGACGCGGTCACGTCGATCGCCACCGCCATGAGCGGCGAGATCTACGTCGACCACGGCGGGGCGTTCATCATCGCTCCCGTCCCCAACCCGCTGACCGGGCCGGTTGTGTGGGAGATCGCGCCGGGTGGCGTGATGCTCACCGATACCCGCGGGCAGACCTTGACCGGCGTCTACAACGGCGTCGTCGTGACCGGCGACAACACCAGCAGCGGCAGCGCTCCGGTGACCGGCTCCGCGTACCTCACCGACACCAGCAACCCCCTGTACTGGGGCGGCCCGGCCGGCAAGCGCACCTACAGCTACCAGTCGTCTGCCGTGGTGACGTCCGGACAGGCCACGCAGGTTGCCCAGACCCTGCTCGCGCAGTACGGCGCGCCGCACACCACGGTCGGCGTGGGCTGCGTCCCTAACCCGGCCCTGCAGCCGGGAGACATCGTGCGCGTGCGGCACAACGGACGGCAGCGCCGACCTGGCCGTCGTCCAAACCGTCACCATCCCGATGGCGCTCAGCGGGGATTTCGGCGTGACCTTCTGGGATGCCCGTTCCGACACGACCAGCTAGGAGGGCCCGGTGACCGCGCTCGCAGACGCCATCACCCGCGCCATCAACAAGGCCGTCGGCCAGGCCGCCGACTGGCAGCGCGGCACCGTCACCGCGCTGAACGGCACCACCACCGTCGATGTGCAGATCGGCGGTGCCACCGTGCCCGACGTCCCGCGGCTGGCCACCTACACCACTGCCGCCGTCGGTGATGTTGTCATCGTTCACCGCTCATCCACCGGCGCCCGCTACACCCCCGGCCCGCTCCACACCTGAACGACGGAGGACCACCGTGCCCGCCACCGACTCCTACGGCCAGAACGTGCAGTACTTGCAGCTGTCCGACGCGCCCAATCTGGAGCAGCTCGGACAGTGGCTCACCAGCGGCCTGGTCCCGCAGAGCATCATGCGCTTCGAGTCCTCTACGGCCCGCGCCGCGCTTCTCACCGGCGCCCAGGCGCCGCAGGCCGGCATGGTCACCTGGCTCGACTCCGAGCAGCGCATCGACTACTACGACGGGGCCGCGTGGCAGGCCTGGACGCCGGGCGCGTGGATCCCGCTCACCCTGTCCAGCGGCTTCGCCGCGTTCTCCGGGTCCCCTGCGTACCGGATCCTCAACCAACGCGTAGAGATGCGCGGGACCATCCAGAAGAGCGACGGCACCCCCTTCATCAAGAACAGCCTGTTCACCTTCTGCACCCTGCCGGCCGCAGCGGTGCCGAACGGCTACCGCTACTTCACCGTCGCCACCCAGTGGGCCACCGACCTGTACGGCCGCGTCGAGGTGCACCCGGCGCCGGACAACTTCATGCAGGCCCTGATCCCGCAGAGCACCACGACCGGCGCCGCGTGGCTCTCCCTCGACCAGGTCGCCTACTCCCTCGTTTGATCTCGCCAGGAGCAACAGTGATCCAGGGCATCGACGTCTCCGACATCCAGGGGACGCGCTTCTCCACCAAGGGCATCAGCTTCGGCTTCGTGAAGGCGACTGAGGGCCACACCTACACCAACCCCGACCAGAAGGCGCAGGCCGCGATGCTCCGCGGCGCCGGCGCCGTCGTCGGTTTCTACCACTTCCTGTGGCCCGGGAACATCGAGGCCCAGGCCGAGTACTTCGTCAGCAGGTGCGCCAGCGTCGACGGCGACCTGCTGGCCTGCGACTGGGAGACCACCTCGGCCGGCACGGCCGCCAGCGGCGCGGAGAAGGACGCCTTCCTCGCCGCGGTCCGGCGCCTGCGCCCGCAATACAAGGTGCTCCTCTACTGCAACCGCTCGTTCTGGCTGGACCGCGACACCACCTCGGACTGCGGCGACGGCCTGTGGATCGCTGACCCGTCCTCGCCGATGGGGAAGCCCGCGGTGCAGCACCCCTGGACGGTGCACCAGTACTCCGACGTCGGCGGCCTTGACCGCAACGTCGCCAACTTCCCCACCCCCGCCGCGATGCGGGCGTGGGGCGCAGCCACGACCACCACGACCACCACCAGCGAGGACGACATGCCCACTGCCCAGGAAATCGCCGAGGCCGTCTGGGCCTACCAGGTCGACGACGCCACCAAGAGCGGCCCCCAGTACGTGGCGGCCAAGGCCCAGCTCTGGGACGCCACGGCCGCGGCGGCCCACTCCGACAGCGCCACCAAGGCCCTGGTCGCCCAGATCGGCGCGCTGCAGGCCACTGTCGCGGCCATGGCCGCCACCGGCGGCATCACCGCCGAGCAGGTCCAGGCCGCCGCCGAGGCCGGCGCCAAGGCCGCGCTCATCGAGCTCGGCCAGACCCTCCAAGCCACCACTCCCTCGTCCTCCTGACGCGACCCGACTACACCTCACCTCGCAGAAAGAGCCCGCACCATGGACACCGTCTACTCCCTCGCCTCCGGCGCGCTCGGCGTCGCCCTCGCGGCTGTCGCCTGGCTGATCGCTCACTCCCAGCAGATCCTCAAGGTCGTCTCCGCCCTGCCGACCGTGCAGAAGGATCTGGAGACTGTGAAGGCCTCCGTCGAGGAGCACATGGCCGCTGTGAAGAGCGGAACCGAGACCACCGGCCGGGACGTCGAGCAGCTCGCCGAGACCGTCGCCAAGAAGCTCACCGGCTTCGTCTCTGCTCCGGCCATCTCTCCGACCGTGGACTCGACTCCGGACACCCCCGCCCCCGCCGCGGCGCCGGCGGCCACCGCTGAGACCGCGACCACCGCGGTGGTGCCGGGCACCGCCTACGCCGTCACCGCAGACGCCTCCGGCCGCCTGGTCCTCCCGGACGGCTCCGTGCTCACCCCCGCCGCCTGACCCGAGGGACGTGATCCATGCCTGACGAGCTGACGCTCGGCGAGCTCGGGCGCCGGCTCGCCGACATGCACGGCGACCTGAAAGAGGACATCAAGACCCTCTCGGGCCGGGTCGACGGCAAGGTCAGCGCAGACGTGCTCGCGCTCCAGCAGGCGGCACAAGACGAGCGCCATAAGGCCCTGGCCGAGCGGGTCACCTCGATGGAGGCCGCCCGCGCCGCCGACGCCCGACGCATCCACGAGACGCGCCGCTGGCTGATCGCCGCAGTCATCATCCCGATCTTGGCGATCATCATCCCCCTGCTCGCGACGAAGGGAACGCTGTGACCACCCGGCGAATGAGGCTCAGCAGACGGCGGCGAGCCGACCTGTGGGCCGGGATCGGCATCGTGCTCGCCTCCGGCTTCGTCGCGTGGATCGTCCTCACCCTGACCCACCTTGGGGCCCAGGTTCGCACGGACGAGGCGGCCCGGGACGCGCTGGCCCGTCAGGTGCAGCAGCTCGGCGGCACGCCGGTCGCCGGTCCCCCGGGGAGCCGGGGCGCGCCGGGCGGCAGCGGCCCCTCCGGGCCGGCCGGGGCGCCGGGCGCGGCCGGGCCGAGCGGCGCGGCTGGCCCGCCGGGGGCGACCGGGGCCTCGGGGAAGACCGGAGCGACCGGGAAGACCGGGCTGGCCGGGGCCACCGGTCCGTCCGGAGCAGCAGGCGCTCAAGGGTCGCCCGGCGCGGCCGGGCCGAGCGGTGCGGCCGGCCCGGCCGGCCAGAACGGCGCCCAGGGCGAGCAAGGACCCCAAGGCCCCGAGGGGCCGCCCGGCCCGGCTGGCCCTACTGGTCCAGCCGGGGCGGACGGCAAGGACGGCTCGCCGCCGGCGTCGTGGACCTGGACGGACGAACTCGGCTCGACGTACACCTGCACCCAGACCTCGGCCAGCTCGACTGACTACAGCTGCACCCGCACCAGTGGCCCCCTCAGCGGCGGATCCGGCTCGGGATCCGGATCAACACCGCAGGCGATCGCCCCCGGTCTCATCGCCTACCGCAGGGAGTGACCCGCGCCCCCTCGTCTGCTTCGGCGGCCGAGAGGGGCGCTCGATCATGCTAAGAACTTCACGAACTGCCCCACATTCCTCCGTAAGCTGAGGCATCGTTCCTCCGTATAGGGAAGCGGGCAACCCGTAAGGCTGACACCGGGCCAATCTCAGGTGTAGACGCCCCACCACTAGCCATCATGAAGAAGGGCGGTACAGTCATAACTGAACTGGAGCGGGCCGACTGCCCTGACTGTGGACGCGTCTACTACGAGCGGGGGCCTCATCACATGATCGAAGCTGCCCATAGCCCGGGCGCTGACTTGGCAGATGCCTACCTGCGTGACCTAGAGCACTCTCGTAGTGGCAAGAAGCTGGACCAGCTTGCCGACATCGCGGTGGTCTTCGAGGAGTTCGCCCACACGGGCGAACTTGCCATCCCCCGCGAGCTAAATGATCTTGTGGATGGCCTCAGGGAGATCAAGGTGGGCAAGCATCGCTTCCCCTTCTTCCATCCCCGCAGCGACACGAAGTACCCTCTCCGGCTCACCCATGGCTTCGAGAAGCAGACGGAGAAGACGCCCCGCAAGCACATCGACAAGGCGAAATGGGTGCGACGAAAGGATTTGGAGTCGTGACCTTGCTATACGAGCGCCTCGCCCGAACAAGCGACGGCTCCCGGCGGCTCGCGGTTGCGCGCCTGAAGCGCGAGGCCCTCAAGCTGATCTACGCAGCCCTTGATGCCTCCGGAGTGACTCAAACCGAGCTGGCGGAGCGTCTTCGCGTCCGTAAGTCCGCCGTAAGCCAAGTGCTGCGTGGCGACGGGAACCTGCGCATCAAGACCATGGCCGAGTACTTGCACGCGCTGGGATACGAAGTAGACATGCGCCTCGTTCAAGCAGGAGAGCCACGGCGCGCCGTCAAGGAGTCACGTGACGTCGTGCCTGCCTTCCCAAGCCGCGATCCGCGATCGGAACAGATCGTCCAGAGCTACGACGTTGGCGATGGTCATCTTCTTCTGGGACTCACCCTTCATGGGGACGGGCACACAGGCGTCACCTTCGAAGGTTCGGCCCACCATGTGCCGAAGGCTCCGTCCCAGGTGAAGGTCGAGGCGAGCGCAGGCCCCTACCAGGTTGGAATGAAGGTCGAGGCGTGA